TTTATTATAGGAGTTCTACAATGAACCACTACACATACGAAATCACAAAAATATCAATACAAAAGCACTACATAGGTACTCGCTCATCAAAAATCGAACCTGAGCAAGATATAGGGTATATATACTTTTCCTCTAGCACAGATAAAGAGTTTATGCAAGACCAGAAGACCAACCCATCAGATTACATCTATAATGTGCTTTCTAAATTCAATACACGAGAAGAAGCAATACAACACGAAATAGATTTACATAAAGAGTTCAATGTAGGAGTAAATGAGAATTACTTCAATAAAGTAAGACAAACATCCACTGGTTTCAATTCTGGTGGAATACCAAAGAACACTGCACACAAACAATTAATATCAGATTCCAATAAACGCACAAAAAATTCAGATGAATGGAAGAATAGTGTAGGTAAAATAACAAGAAGCAAGCTGGTTATAGCGACAAAGAAATTGTGGGAGAATAGAGAGTATAGAGAGAAACAAATAAATTCGCATAAAGGTAAATGCACGGGTTTGATGCATAGTACCAATAAACCCATTGGCATATATAACGAATTTGGAGAACATATCTTTACTGTCCTATACGATATAGTTGGTAGTTTGGATTTACTAGGATACCCAGGTAAACAATTCCAATCCACATTATATAGGGGTACGAAACTCTATTCTAGCAATAGAGAGTGTGACATAGGTAAATACAAAAATAGCAAATATTATTACCTAAAAGGTTGGTATGCTAAACATTTAAAGAGTTAATCAAACCGTTTGATATACTTCTAGGTAGTACTTTATTGTCGCTATTTAGAATTTTTTCCAATTCTTTGATGGTTTCTGGAGATTTCTTATATAATTCAGAAAGATGTTCAAATAATGGTTCATCTAAAACAATAGTTAATTCTCCGATTAACACATACCCATCTATTTCCATTGTTTTTATATCAGATTCAATCAACGGAAATTCTTGTTCTTCGCCGCTTCTTGACATCATAACAGTATTAGAAGGTTCGCATATAGCACTTCTGTATTGCCCATCCATTTTACATTGAGAATAAACTTTCTGATTAAAGTCGATGTTCTTTTCAACATTTTTCTTCGTACCAATATCACATCTTTCATATGGTGGTTTAACGATAAGGCCTTTCCATACTTTGTTGGCAGTTGTACGACCTACATTTACTTTTAAATCACGACCTATAATCTTCTCTATGATGATAGCATCTGATTCTGATACACAACTAAGAATATATTCTAAGCGTTCGATAGCCTTGTTGCCTGTTACTGCTCGTGTACAAAATTCATTCTCTAAGATGTCAAGTGCATTTATTAATGAAATAGGACGACCTGATTGAGGTGTGTAGTTGATGTTCTTCATACTGATATTATATGTATGCGAAACTTTGTCTAATGCCATTTTGAATAATCTTTTTACTGTGTCATTGTCTTGGTATTTCTTCAATACACCTAGTTTGTAGTTAGAACCATTTTCTAAATTAAGTTCTTCTAATATTTCAGTCATTTCTTTCATTGAGTATCCTTTTCTCTTTATATGTAATATTATAACATATCTTTACTTAAAGCCTTCTTAACTTATGGTACAAGAGCCAGAATTGTCTTCTTTTTTATATTTTATCATAGCTTGAGCAAAGCGCTTTTCATAATCGTATTGTTTATCTACTGTCCTAGATAGGCTCACCCCACCTTGTGGTATGTAACCCTCTTTGATTTTATTCATCACTTCCTGCACCAGATATTTTTTTATGTCATCTGATAATATGATATAATCTTCTATTTCCATTACAGCTCCAATCGGTCAAAAATTTGAGTGTCATTAACAGAATCTAACGGCGTTAAACCTAATTCCCACTCACCAGGCCAAATACTATGAATAGCTCTACCTTCTGTTTGTGCTGGACTACCCCAACCACATTGGCTTAAACCGTATTCGCATATATGCATCACATCCATTCTATCGTGAGGAACCATATCACCATTTAATCTATAACCAGCATATTTGAGTGAATTATAATGTGATAGAGTACTGACCATATAATCACCCTCTTTGGGTTCAATGAGATTTACTTGTTTACCAGAACGAACTGTGGAACCCTTTATTCTATATTTTTCTGCCTGTTGTGCTTCTTTAATTTCTCTTTTTCTAGCAGCAGAAGTGTCGTTGAGAAATGCAGTGTTATCTATTTCAAACATTATTTCTTTCCTTTGAATAGGTTTATGTCGTTTATAGTACACCTTGATGTACTAAATGAGTTTCCCGGTATAAGAGAACCATTAGCATCTGTGCTACGAATAAGCAAATGGTCATCATCATACATATCAGGAATTATTTTGTATTCATTCTTCTTATAAACCCTATAATCGTATGAATCCCCTGCTTGACATATTACTTCTGGATAGTTTAGTCCAATAACCATAGAGATATTCAAATCTTTTCTATCGTTATCTGATTCTTTTGACCAATCATACATAAACCCAATAACAACTAACTGAATTGCCATAATAATCCACATTGAATTCCATAATTTTCTATTTACTCTTACATCTTCTGAAGGTCTCATTTCCTTTCCTTTATAACTGAAGAGCAGGATATTGCTCTAATTTTTGTTGAAAACTATCAGAAAAATATAATTCCAAATCCTGATGCCATTCTTTCTCGTATCGGTTATTTTTAGTGTACTGCTCCTTGTGGAAAGCGTACCAAGACAACCAGCTTTGTATTGCTTCATACTCTGATTCATAAAGACCGTCGCCGATGTATTTCGTACAGAAATGGCCATATTTCTTTCGTTGTGCTACTTCATTATCTGGATGAGATTTCATACCATAATGATATTTTTCTTCAGTCTTATAATATGACCATCGGTCTTCATCAGGACAAGGGTTAAGCAATTCTGTGAGTGTGTAGGTGTGTAATCCGTTTGAATTCATACTGTAATAAATTTTACCTAGTAAATTCTTATGCATTATAGACCTCTTACAGCATTATCTATATCTATTTGTAAATCATCATCTTCCAAATGTTGGAATGTGATTTGCCAGATTGCTCTAAGTGTACTTGCTTCGATGAAATCTACCAAAGTATCTACATCTATTTCATCCTTTCTAAATCTTATTAATGCTTTCTCTGATTTTACAATTTCCAAATCTACTATATTTTGATACTCATCCATCTTATCTTTCCTTATCTCTTTATATGTAGTATTATAACATAAGCAACCTTAGAGGCTACTTAAAATGACTAAAAATACTTAAATAAGAACATTAAATGTTATTCATTAGATAAGAAGTAAAGTGCCATATTTTCCCAATCGTTTGGAAACTCTTCACGGACGGCAATAAGTTTTAACATACTTCTCATTGATAGAGCAGTACTATAATCTTTATTTTTCTTGATAAATTCAAGAACTTCTTTTTTGATTTTAATATCAGTATTTGGTGAAATATCTACTACAATATCTTCCATTCTCTCAATTTTTTCATCTAATTCCATTGAAACATCTACCATCAGACTACGAGTTTTTAGTGCTGAATCAAGTTTATTACTTCTAAGGTTACTAATAAAGATAACACTACCAGTAAAGTCAAATGAATCAGGTAAATCAGATGGAATAAATCCTTCTTGTAACCAAGATATAGTTCTCTTTGAATAAGAATCTAATGCTGCTTTAAGAATGTTAAGAGCAACAGTATCTTTAAGAATCGAATCAGTATCATCGAATACTAATGTTCTATCACGATTTTCCCATAATTTTCTGTATAATGCTTTAGGTGTCATATAACCTTTAACGATTACATAATCTTCACCTTCAATTTTCATACAACCGTTTGATAAAGTATCGAGAACACAATATGATTTACCCATACCAGCGTCTCCTGCGATAACAGCAGATGGTAAGATACCAAGACCAACCATTTTAACAGATTTCTCCATAATATCAAATCTCTCTGCTACTGTGAACTCTGCTACTTTTGTAGGTACATAATTTTGCGTATTAACGGCAGTCTTTGAGAATTCCTCAACGATGAACCATCCACGACTTTGAACATAAGAAACTAAAGTATCTTTATCTTTTCTACGAGCAAATACTCCACCAGTCTTACGAAACGCTGTGAACTCATTATCAACTTTACTGATTGTTACTTCTTTAATTTGTGCCATTTTTGAAACCTTTAAGTTAATTTTGAAAGATGTTAGTCTTTCTCTTTATATGTAGTATTATAACATATCATAGCTTACAGCTTACTTAAATATCAAAAATTACTTTCAATTTGTACTTTAATTTGTTTGGTTTCGTTTTCAACTCGTTTTAAATGATTAATAGCATCAGTGGTGCTATGGGTTTCGTAATAATCATCTATATTTTCTAAAATTTCATCGTGTAGAGCTAAAGACCAATTACATCTGAGGTCTTGTAGCATTATATCTAAGAATTTCATTATTTTACCTTATTAGGGTCTAATGCTGATAAATCTGATTGTTCAACTACACCTAGATATTTTAGACCTAAATCTTCGATAGGTTTCTTAGAAGCGAGACCAAGCGTATAAACACCTTTGATTTTAATATTATTTGTTACCACTTCATTGTAGTTTAGACCTTCTGTATTATTCTTTAAGTGAGCATTAAGGAGTTTGTAATTTTTCTCTATTAATCTTTCAGCCATTTGATGATACCACTTTATTAGAACACCTCTATCCTTTTTCATCATATATGAAATCGTTTCTATCGTATGCGTATCAGAATTTTCGTCCTCAATAGATTCATACCCTAGTTTAAATATTTTATCTTTTAAAGAAGAGATTAACATTGCTTTAAGCTTGTCGCCTTCTTTTGAGTCACCTGGTCTAAAAGATAACCATCTACGACCACCTTGTTCTAAATGAGTCCACAAATCTGATTCACCCTCTAATACAATATCACCTTCAAGAACCACAATAAATTCAGGTTTGATGACAATTTTTGTGAGAAGATTCGTACCACCCTTAGTGAAAGCAGAAATCTGCTTCTTTTTACCTTGAAGCTTTATGAGATTCTTTAAACCCCTGACATCAGTAGCGTGGAACATATTGCTTTCGTATTTGTAACCTAATCTATCCATTACAGTCGATGTAAGGGGTAGAGCACCGATAGCCATTAATTGAGCAGGTTTATACATCGATTGTGATGCATCTTCAGTAAAAAAGTCTTTAAAATTTTTCATATAATCTCTCGTTTACTGATATTTATAAATACTAGTGAAAATACATCAAAGGAGAACATTTAATGCATCAAGTGAACGAAAGCATTGGAGATTTAGATTGGGATTCTAAATCAACACTAAGCACCTACTAGAACCAAGCGAGAACTTTATCGTTAGTGAGTTCAATATAACCATCTACATACTCATTAGCTTCAGGAAAATCATCTACATCCATAATAGCTCTGTTTTTTCTATCAGCAAATGCTAAGGCTAATTTATCATCTGAAATCTTAACGAATGACTTTTTACTTACCATTACATCTTCAAACATACCCTTAATCTTATTAATGTAGTTTTTTGTGATGACTGGTTGAACATCTTCCAATCCAGCAGAATTATATACAACTTTATCTTCATCTTCAAAATATTCTGATAATTCAGATTTTACAAACGATTTAGGTACTAGACCAGATAAATCAGAAAGCTCTTGCTCATCGATTACTTTTTGAATATAAGCAGGTAGAACTAAACATTCTGTGTGTAATAATGTTATACCACCAAATTTCTTATAGTCAATACCTTCTTGCATCCATTCTTCATTGATAAGCATACTAATGTTTGCAATGTGAAAGTTACCTTTTTCCGCTAGTTCTGAGCCTAATACATATTTTTCTAAATTCATTTCTTAATCCTTGTTTATTGTTGAAGTATTATAACATAAGTTACCTTTAGGTAACCTTAAAGTGCCAAATGAGGGTAACATTCTTTGATATACTCATCGATTAAATTCTCCCCATCTAGGTAAGAATAATAACGCCCGCCATAGCTATAAAATCCAAATAAATCATCGAATGTAGTGCCACCTTCAGCTAGAGGCCCTAAGCGATATTCTGAGCGTTCTACCAAGAATGCACCTCTTTTTTCATCATACGAAACGGTTTCTAGGGATGCTCCACTCATCGTGTAGAGTATATCATCGATTATTTTTGTCTTTAAGGTTGCTTTAAGGTATTTTGTTCTGTATTCTTCTAAGATGCTGTCGTACAGCGATAACAACTGCTTAATAAATTCATTACAATTGCTTATACAGTAGAATCCGATTTCTTCTTCAGGTTGTGATGCAGTTGAGATTTCTCCATTCATTGTCGGTTTAGCTCTATCTCTAGGTGTGACCATCATAATATCACAATAAATGTCATTATACGATTCTTTTAGTAAAGGCATTGTCATCGTTAAAATATCAATTTCTCTGTGGATAGCAAACATACTGCTTACTCCATCAAGCAAAGGTTTCTTTTGTTTGCGAGTAATATAATCCTCAAAGGAATTATTAAGGTACAAATGCTTTCTCACAAGGCTGTATTTCTCACCTAGCATTTTGTAGTTCGCCGTTAAATAGTTATGAAATATTATTTGTTCTCTATAAGAAGATATAATTTCCAGTTTTTCTTCTTTCTTCATTATATCTCCTCCATTTCTTTAAGTCGTTCATCTGCCATTTTCTTCATTCGCTTTAAAGTTGATACCTCTAAAGCATAGTCATCCCATTCTTTAGATACACTTAACGAATATTTCATAAGCTTGTCTGCCATTCTATCATCACTAGTTTCTTCTATCATTTCTTTAAACAATGTAAATATTTTTGAATCTGTTATCTCTAAGTATGCCATTTGTTATCCTTTTCTCTTTATATACACTATTATAACATATAAATACTTAGAGATAACTTAAAGGGATATAATGCTAGAAGAATTAAAAAATAAAGATTTAAAAGCACTCAAGGAAAAATGGCACACGGAACAGAATAATATTTGTCCTATATTAAAGCAAGAATTCTTATTGGAAGAAATGGTTCTCGACCACCAACATAAATTGAAAGCAGAAGAACCTGATGAGAGTGGTAAAGGAATATGTCGTGGTTCAATTCAGAGATTTGCTAATGCATTAGAGGGAAAGATTGTAAATAATTTTAAGAGAATGGGTTTAGGAAAATTTATTGATTTACCTACATTCTTGAGGAATCTAGCTGATTACTTAGAAGAAAATCATATACAAGATGAAATCAAGTACATACACCCTACGGAAGTCCGTAGAGAACCTAAGATGTCAAAGAGAAATTATAAAAAGTTGGCGAAAGAATATCACCTATCTGGAAAAAAAGCGAAATTTCCTGAATTCCCAAAGAGTGGAAAAGTTACAGTAAAACTTCGTTCGTTATTTAAGGAATTTGACATTCCTCCGTTTAATTGATATATTATATCATAAAGGTGCTTAACTACCTAAGTTAATAAATTTTGTTGATATTAGTACTCGGATTAACAAAATTTATTAACTTAAAGCACTAAATCAGGCCATCGGTCAGCCCAACCATCGAAATAACGAATCTGCCAAATAGCTAGTTCATCTTCGTTGAGTCTGTTTGTAACTGATTCCATAATGTGTGCAGCAAGTTCTCTCTCGGTTTCAAAAATAAATGTTCTTGTATCCATAGATGAAGCAATTTGAATCGATGTTTTTTGTTGGTGTTTGTCTTGACCTATTAATGGTAAGAACTCGAGGTTTAATGTTTCATTATTCAAATCATAAGAGTAACTAAAATTACTTAAAGCTTTTACTCTTATAATACTATTCTCCATAAACCAAAATAATTTCTTTGACTTTACAAGAGCAATTAGCTCTGTTCTATCTGTACCTAGTGTAATTTTCATTTCTTTTCCTTCTTAATCATATATGGAATGTATTTAAACATATCTTTATTTAATACTAATCTATTATTATTCCATTTATATCCTACAGATTTAGCAAAACTTTCAAATTGATGCCCATAGCCCATATCTTTATCTAGCTGATTAATTTCATTCTTACTGTACCAAGAATTTAATTTGAAACCAGTACCTAATACCATACAATACTCGATGAAGTGAATATCACCTTTATCTTGAAGTGTTTGCACATCTGAGCTTACAAGCTTACTTAATCTTCCTCTAAGGTTGTAGGTGTTAATCTCTACAGCATCTTTGAGTTTTTTACATTTGTTGATGTATTCATAATCCTCGATGGTATGCTCACATAATGATACAAGCTTATCTCTCGGTATGTCGTGAGATACAAAATCCTGAACCTTAGACATCATAACCTTAGTTTTTTCTTCAGGTGTTAATTCAGTCATTTTTGAAGAAAGCTCTTTGATTTCGTGATAATCCCATTGGACATCTGCATTATCGTGAAGCATTTCAATTTTGTGCTCTGTTATTTCTCGTTTGACCTCTTTTACCTTAGCTTTCAAATCGTATTTGCTGTTCTCATCGATTACTACAGCATTATTTTTGAACTGCTGTGCCAATAATATTCTGAAAGCATTAGCGTGATTATTTTCTAAAATATTATTAAAAGATTCAATCGTATTCACATATTTACCTAATTCAGATAGCGAGAAATCTCCCGTAGCATAATCCATATCCACTAAAAGTGTTTTATCTTGATTTTTATAGTGATATTTTATTGCCAATTCAGCAGAAGCATTAAGAGCCGTTAAATCTGTTTCTTTGTAAAATTGTCTTTCTTGTAAGTAAAAATGTATTTCTTTAGCATTTCTACTCCGTTTAACCATTTGTAGTGAATCGATGACGCCACCGGCATTACCAGTATCATAATGAAACTGGTGAGTAACATTATTAAGATTACTAACACCAACAGTAAGTGTAGGAGTATAAAGAATGGCACCCCAAGCATCGTTATCAGTCTCGTTGAATCTTTCATAGATTAATCCTTTTGTTATTTCAGGTGTTTCTGAAGTCAAAGATATAACGGCTACATTATTTTTCTTCAGTTCCTTTTCTACTACTTTTAAAACATTTACTGACATAAACGAACACGATATGCTCTCACCCTTATCTAGGTTACAAGCTACATTGACTAAATTTTCTATGAATTTATTGCTGTTGCTGTATTCGTATAATTTTATATCATCACGGTATAGATTCGTTATGCTTTGTGTTTCTCTGTTTTTTATGTACATATCTTCAAAACCAGTCAAGAAAGCATCTGCCATTAAGACCTTTTTGTTGTTCATAGCTACATAGAATTTTGCTACATTGAGATTCTGATTACTAGTAAGATTGCTTCTGTGGTGTAAAAGAATGCTCATAAATTCATCAAGCACAATAACATCAAATTCTTGGAGATTGTATTTCCACAGAGAATCAAATTGCACAATAAGCGATTCATTCGGCTTCACATCCTCGGGGTCTAAATACATTTTCATTCCATATTTTTCAGAAAAATCTTTAGCTACTGAAATTCTATTACTAATGATAAGGACTCTCAGGTAAGCTTTATGAGCTTTCTCTATACACGAACCAATAATATTAGATTTTCCAGTACCCATAGCTGATGCTACCTTGATAACGCCTTTTTCTGATTTCAGAAAACTATCTAGCATAATATCAGTCTGTGGTGTAGTTTTTAGGTAACGCTCATCCACTACATAATCGCTTGTCATCGTAGGTAACAGCTGGTTTTTCTGTTCTTTTTTGTTTAATTCTTTTAGAAATATTTTACCTTGAGCTGTGTCTTTCACATATCCAAAAATATTTACGGTTCTTTCTGTATTATTGTGGTGCATCAAGAACGGGTTAGTCCCGAACCAAAAATATCCACCTGGGCTGTTTACCTCGTGACCGTGAGAGAAATTAATACTACCATTATCATTAATTTTTGATGAATACATAGTGAATCCAAGCTGTCTGAATAAATCCAGTGATAAATCCACAATATCTTTGGTAAAAGAAACATCTGATAATAGCGCTGTCGTGCTCTTAGAAATCTTCTCACTCTTTAAATTAGCAGCAACGAGTGTAGCTCTCTCATCGTTGAGTACCGTGATACCTTTGTCGTTCTGATAGATAACATCGTTTCTAGTAGTAGGAGCTTGATAGGAAACCGTATCGCCTACGCTCATATCCACCTTAACATTTCTTCCTAAATCTTTTTGTAAAATACTAAGAGCATTTTTGATATGCTTGGGTTCATTCAGTAAATCTACGACCATAAGGCCTTTGATATTGAATATTTCTTCTCCATCCCATCTACGAGATTTTCCTAGAATAACCTGATAATCTTGTGCAGTAAAATATTTGATAACCTTGAGATAATCTACTTTTGTGGTAATCTCATCTATATCTATAGCTATATTCGTAATACGGTCTAGCTTGTACTGAGCCATATTCTTTTTTCTTCTTAACAGTCTCACATCATCGCAAGAAAATGGTTTGGACATAGTGAAGCTTGTACTCATTTCTAAGAAGGCTTCTGTGAGGTTTGTATATTTTTTTGTTTGAAAATGAAAAGTGCTATCTGCGTATGGTGAAACGGGCACCTTTCCTTTCGAATCAGAGCCAAAAACTGTTACTTCAATCAATCAGTATCCTTCTAAATTATATATAGTATTATAACTTATTTTCTCTTAACCTTTTTGAGTTTTTCGTTTTCTGCTTCAAGCTCTCTCATTTTCATCATTGTTTCTGCTGTTGTGTCTGCTACTAGCATATCGATTGTTTCATCTATATCGAGTAGCTTCTTAGCGTCACCTTCAAATCGTTTCTCAAGCCAGAAAGCAGTAGCATTCATCATTACCATCATTAATATGTTTGAAGCAAATGTATTCAGGTTAATATTCAGGTCCACATTGGTATATAATGCAATCATTCCCGATACAACAAAAATAAACATAAAGACTCCTGCTCGTATACCCACTAGAAAATAAGCATATATGATAGCAAATATAAACCAATCAAATCTCATCATATTTTCTGTATTGACTAATACATTTAAAGCGGCATAAATCGTGAACATTGCAATAGTAGTATATACAGATACTAAGAAAGATTTAGAATACACTAATCGGGCATTCGCTATTGTTAGAGCAAACACGACGCTTAGGCTCCATAATACATAATGAATTCCCACATCAGGTATAGTAAGCATATATTTGTAGCCGAATAGTAATGTAACGAGAATACTAAGCACAGCATTCCAATTAAAATACATATACCTATCGGCCATTTGTTTTTGGTGTATTGTCTTACCTGAGTAAGAAAAGTTCTTTAGAAAATCATACATAAGTTACTCCTGTCGGTATTTGAATCTTGAAGATGCTACCGTTTTTTGTTGTTTTTTGTAAACTAAGGTCTATGTGTGCATATGATAAAAGAGTTTTGTTTAACCATAGACCTACTCCTCTACTTGATTTTTGCTGTAATACTATATCTGCTAATTGTTTCATTACACTCATTTTTTGTGGCGTTCCATCATTGTCTTTGGTGCTATAATGTAAACGAAAAATCTTTGAATAGCTATCATTCTTAATTACCTTTCCTCTAGCATCTCTAATACCGTCTCCATTATCCATAAAAAGAATGATGTAAGAATGTAGTGTTTTTGTTATATTCACATCGAACCTATTAGCGCCAGCTTCTAATGAATTCTTAGCTAAAGCAAATATTACATTTATAAAGTCTGTGTTCTCAAATTGTTGGAATCTTTTAATCTTTATATCATTAAAATTACCAGTAAGATTGTATTCGAATTTATAGCTCATGCTTAAATTATCGAAAGCTGTAACAATTAACCGTTCTACTGAAATATCAGGAGTAATCCTACACTCTTTGATATTACTACTCTTAGCTAAAATACCCATAACTTGATTATAAGAAGTTTCAAAAGTCTTCCTATTTGATACAATTTCTTTGGGTGTAGGTTTATTAGTCACATTGTAGAATGCATTCTCTAATAACATAATAGGTGTACTTAATTCGTGGTGGATGTTAGTTGTAAAATTAGTTGTGAATTCTGAATCGAGGACTTTAGCCATTTCTTTAATTTGGAATTTTCTTAGTGTGATTATTTCAATATATTTGGATACTAACATTGTAACAATGATACTAAATAGCGTTACTAATGTAGGTAATAAGTATGTTATATCTTCAAAGAAATTATTCTCCTTGAAGATAGCAAATGTAGTAAAATAGAACGAGCCGTAAACAAATATATAGATTCCCAGGAATTTGAGGAATTTAACGGCTTCATCTATATAATGCATACTAGTCTCTGTCGAAAGCTATATCTGCCCATTCAGCGATTTTACTTCTCACAACATTTGTAAGGTTAATACCTTGTATTCTGATTCCACTTTCATTTGGTTTACCACATTGGTTCATCATAAATGTAAGTGCATTGTTTGATTTACCTAAGTAAGGTGCATCAATTTGGTTGTTTGAACCCATAATAAGGAATAGTGTATCTTCGCCTGAACGACTGATAATAGTTTTCATAGTGCTTCTATCCCAGTTTTGTGACTCATCTAAGATAATGATACTTCCTTTATCGAATGTTTGCCCTCTAAGGTGAGCACTATAAACATATTGAACTTGGTATCTGTCTTTGAACTCTTGTACTTTCTCATCAACTTCATCTTGGTGTAGTTTCTTCTTAGCTTTGTTCTTAACGAGGTTTTCAATCGAATTTTCCATAGGTTGGATGTATCCATTCATTTTTTCTTCGAGTGAACCTGGAAGGAAACCTAACTCATCATCTTTGTTACCGGCGATAATAGTCTTTCTGATATAGATAATTTTTTCGTACTTATCTTTGTGTAAGTCCATAAGTCTTGTAGCAGCACCCAATGAAACATAATTCTTACCAGTTCCAGCAGGACCAGATACTACGATAATATCGTTCGTGTCATCTAATATTAAATCAGACATTGCCTTCTGACCAACATTTCTAGGAACAGAAGGGTCACGATTAATATTTTTATCATCGATTAAACCCCAGCTGTTTACGGTTCTAAAATAATAGTATCTGTTACCAGTGATTGGGTTTGTTACTTCAATATTACTGATATGGTCTTCACATTCAGGTATAAGTGTAATATCACCATTGAATCCTTCAATCTCTAGCTCACAATGAAAAGAGATAGTGTGATTATCTAAATCAGTATCAAGTTTAAGTGTCTCAGCATCGATGCCTAGTGATATAGCTCTCGTTCTAGCCATAATATCTAATGATACAAAAATAACAGTATCGTGTGCATACATCTTTTTAACATCTGCAGCGATTTCTAAGATTTTTCTATCGTTGATAATTTTCTTATCGATGTCTAGTTTATCGACATCATAACCATCTTTAGCGATAAGGTGTAAATCAATAGTGCTTTCTTCGTTAATTTTTACATTAATGAAATTAAGGTTTTCTATCTTAACATTATCAGTAATAATAGCATCTTGGAGTTGTCTTTGAAATTGTCTTGCTTGGTAGTTGATTTCATCGTGGCCTGATTTCTTAGCGTCGATTTCATCTAATACAGTTTCGGGAAGGACAATTAAGTTATTGCCGTCTTGTGATAGTAGTTCTATATTACTTGATTCATTAAGAATAATGTTAGTATCGAGAACATATATTTTCTCGTAAGTCTTATCTAGTAATTTCGTATTAGTCATTTAATATCCTTTTTGTACTGTTTTGTACTTGTATCTATTTATAACTTATATGTGAGATTAACTCACATATATTCCTAGAGGCTCCATATAATCAGTAATTAAGCGTTCTTCTAGTTTCTCTTTTTCTTCGTAACCTTCAGATAAGATTCTATCGAAGTTTATCTCTGAGCCATTAACTAAAGTACTCGTATATTTACCAACTACATTACCCCAAGTAATTTTACATAAAGCTTCTACATACTCTTTAATCCATTCGTGACCGAATATCTTATCTCCCGCTTCATCGGGAGTGTAGTCTAATGCAACTTTTATCATCGCCTTATTCTCTCTAGGTTGTTCAAAGAATCTAAGTGTACCAGTCATTTCATTATAAATGTAATTCAAAGGTATATCAAAAAGACTCTCTAAAGCACTCATCTTAGATAAGTACATACTCATATTAGTAATATCGACCGAAGTCATACTATCTAATAGTTGTAACCCCATAGGCTGATTAGCAAACACATATCCTCCTGGGAGTCTATATAGTGAACTAAAATTTGAAGCAGTTCTTAGCGATAGTACTGCTGTTACTTCTACGGGTAGTTTATAGTCAAAAACGCCGTGCGTTAATTCAACAACTATGATTTTTTCTTCTTGTCCGTCCATAGCATAGTAAGCGAATTTCTCAACTGCTTTATCTATGTTATCAGAAATTTGTTCTGGAGTTAATTCAACTTGAATACTTGGAGCACCCAACTGTCTTAATGTGTATTCTGATAGTCCAGTTCTCGTACTTACTCTTGCCATATTAATCTCCTAACTTAAAGAATTAGTCTTCTTTAGTGTCTTTTTTAGCTACTTTCTTAACAGCTTTCTTAACTGGTGTTTTCTTAACAGCTTTCTTAACTGGTGTTTCTTTTACTTCTTTTACTTCAGGAACTTCGATTTCTACTTCTTTTTCAGCTTTAACTGGAACTGGAGTTTCAATAAGCAATTCCTCTTTAGGTTCTACTTTTTTGACTACTTCATCGATAACTTTTGCTTCTGCTTCGCTTGAACTAAAAATACTTGGATAAACTACTGCTAGTGTATCATAGATAGCACCTTCTACTTTTTGACCTTGTGTAAGGTGATACTCTCCATCACCCAATGTGATAGTTCTCTTTGTTAAATGTGGTGCTAATGTTACTGTGTATGTCATTTTGACTTCCTTTGTGTTGTTTGTAATATTTATATCATAGGAGTTTCACGGAAAATTAGGCATAAAAAAAGAGAAGACAAATAAATGTCTTCTCTTATCATTCTATTAAATAGAGGGTTTAGATAATCCGAAGATTATGCTAAAGCTCCACCTACATTAACTGAGAATGTTCTTGCGTAATCTTCTGGTGAAAGAGGATTAGTAGTAAGACCATATCTTGTGTTAAGAATGATTGCTGGTTGACCAGATGCTTCGTGTGTAATTCTTGTGAAAGAAACAGGAACATATGGAGCGAAATAACCAATAGCGTCTCTTCTATCAGAACCTTTGTAAAGTACAGTACAGTATTCAGAAGTAGCGAAAACATCCATAATAACTTTTTTACCTTCGAAAGTTCCAACCATACCAGTTCCAACAACTTGTGCATTAACTGAAGTATTTACTGGATTAGCAGTATAACCTTTAAGTTGTTCTAACATAGTTACAACTTTTGGACTTGCAATGATAACATTACCAGCTCCTCTACGAGTCTTACGAGCGATTTCTCTACTTTCGTTAGCGATTTTAATTGCTAAGTTTCTGTAACCATCAATCTCATTTCTAGCTCCGGCTCCACCAGCAGTAATGAATGGTGCAACATCTGGAACTGCAGTAGCAGTATCATTTACGAAATCAACGATTTCTCTGTCCATTTCATTTTGTACTTCAATTGCCATCATATTCATAAGTTCTTCATCAGCGTTAAGACCGTGCATTGCTTTTAAATCTTGGTACATTTCAACTGAATACTCACCTTTAAGTTTACGAGATTTAGCTTCGATTGATTTTCTAACAATAGAGAATCCAACTTCTTTCATATCGTAACCTAATAACTCAGCTTCGTTAGTTGGTAAAGAACCAGTATAACCTTTAAGAATCTTTCTGAAAGAAAGTTCGTTTGAGTAAGTAGCAGTAACATCAGTATCAGCAGTTGTAAAAGAAACAGTTGCTTGTCCTTCAGCATCATATGCTCTATCTACATCAACAAGAACAAGTGAACCTTCAACATAAATTACAGTACCAGTAGCAGCAGAAACAGAACCAGTTACAGTATCTCCAATTGCAGGAACAGTAGCCATATCTAAAATTTGTCCACCTTTGATAGGAGAAACTCTTCCACCAGTGTTATCATTTACATTAGTTCCACCACCAGTATAACGAAAGTTAAGTGAGTAGATAAATCCAGTTGGTGTATTAAGTGGTTGAACACCTAAAAGGTCGTTTGCGATAAGCGCAGGCATTACTCTACGAGCAAGTGGCATAAAGATTGGTGTGAATTGAGTAACATCAGAAGCGATAGTTCCCTCTGCAAGTAGTTTACTTTCTTCAACTTGTTGATTCTCAAGCATAATTGCCATTGTTGATTTTTCTGATTCAGCAAGTGCTGGCATCTTTTCAGACTCGATTAAATCAATATATTTTTCTGTTAATAGTTCCATATTATTTCTCCGTTTGTGTTTATTTGTATTATTTATAAAGTATTAGAAAAGTCTATATACTAGTATAAGTGTCTAGCACTTGTTTGATAAAGCGCACCAGTTGTTGTTTTTTCTACGATAACTTCTTCAGTTTCTTGTTTCTTTTCAGTAACAATTTCAGCAGGAGTTTCATCGATAACGATTTTTGCTTCAGTAACTTTTACATCACTTACAGTTGATTTAATAGCATCAAGTTGAGCCATAAATTTTGTAGGGTTTTTAATGTCAAAATCAAGTGTTTCAGCAAGTTTTACGAATTTTTCTTTTTGAATAACTGTAAGTCCAGCCATTTCTTCCTGAATAAGTCCAGTTTTAAGAAGTTCTTCATTTTGTGCTTTAAGTGTTACAATTTGTTCTACTAATTCATCGTTAGACTCGTTAGCTTCGCCAAGTGCTACAACTACTTCATTGTCATCTTCAGCTTTAGCTTCAGATATGTGCATTAAATCTACACCTGCAGTTAATAATAAAGAATTAAATCCTTCAAGTACAGCGTCCATTTTTTCTGTTTTAACAGCTTCTTCTATTGCAATTTCGTTTTCAGTCATAAATGTTTCAATAACTTGGTCTAAATATGCATCTAGTTTATCTGCTAGTTCAGCTTTGTGTGTAGCAATTTCTTCGTTAATGTATGTTTCATATTCTGCTTGTTTTGCTTCTACGATTGCCATAGCTTTTTCAGATGATTTAACATCTACCATAGAATCAAAAGATTCAAGAAGTTCTGATTTCATATCACTAGTAAATACTTCGCTATCTAGTTTTTCTAAAATAAGTTCCATTGTTGTTCCTCCGTTGGTTGTTTTTACTAAACTTTAATAATTTAAAGTCGTAAATCATTTGTATTTATAAGAGATAATTGGAGTGTTTGGGTGTTTTTGAGAGAAAGAATATAGACCTCGTTAAAAGTCTATATAGTGTATTCGTGGTTTAAGCGTTCTTCATAGCATCAATTAGTTCTTGTGCTTTTTGTCTTTTTTGTAGTAGCTCTTCTGAAACTTCTTCAACGATGATTTCTTCTTTAATTTTTACCTTTTCTGTCACTGGTACAGATTTAGCGAATTTAAGTCTATTAAGCTCACCTTCAACCTTAGTGAATGATTCTGTTACATATTTCTCGTATTTCTTCATTTGTTCAGCAAGTTCATAAGTAGCTAATTCAGCGAATTCAGCAAGTACTTCTTCTTTGTCTTCGTGTGATAAATCACATAAGATAGATACGCCTCTTGCTTCTAAGATGTCTTTAAGTATAGAAAGATTTTGGAAATCGCTTACTTCCTCATTAACTTCTTTAGATTCATTAATAACTGTACCAGGTAATTCACACTCACCTACACAACCATTTTCTAAAATTTCGAATTCTTTTTCAGTTAAAACACCTTCAACGATTCCCATCATTTCTGCATTGTAATCTGATTGACCTTGGTCAGGAATAATATCGTATGTACTTAGTTTGAAATCTTCAACTAAACCCGATGATGATACTTTACCAACACCACGACTTGATACAGACATTTTAATACCGGCATCAATTAATGTTTTTAGTTGGTTAGCTTTAGGATTATCTAATAGGAATGCTTCTCCCATTACATATTTTCTGTCATCAGAAATATATAGTTTACTAATTTTAGCAACTGCTTCCATCATATCTACATTAGCTCTTGGTGGGTGATTGAGTTCCATTAAAGAATTACTAGCACCTTTACTTAATGTGTCTTGGTATTTCTTAACTTGGCTTTCCCAAATCGTTCTAGGGTAAACTCTACCATTTTTGTTCTTCTCACCTATTGTACTGAAAATCCCTGAAATCTTGTATCTAGGAGTGCTAGATGATTCAGTTAATTCCTGTTCAAAAGTTACTTGGTTTTCTTCTTCGTAATATAATTTCATTTTATACCTCTGTTAATTTTAATCTTCAGTAGTAGCAGGTTTTTCAGTTTCAGTTGGCGTTTCTTCAACTGGAGTTTCTACTTCAGTTTCAACTGGAGTTTCTTCAACTGGTTCTGATATTTGAGCAAATGTTTCTTTAGCTTTCTGAAATGTTTCTAATTCTGCTGCTTTAGCTACTATCGTAGGATGATTTCTTAGTTTATCATCTAATGTTTGCTTCACTGCTTTACTAAATTCAGAAAACTTTTTATCGTTTGCTAAATCTATAACTTCTGTTTTATTTTCCATTTTTGAATCCTTTAAATTCGTTGTTTTGTTATTCTCTATTATTTATAAGAGATTCTACCACTGCTCATCGCCTTCTTCTGCTGCTGCATAGAAACGAGCATAGATAGGGTCATCTTTTTCTTTATCTATTTCTTCTGATAATTCTTGAATTTCTTCATCCGTCATCTTAAAGATTTCTTTGAATACAAATCTATGAGAGAAAATCTTACCAACATATTCTTCAATGTCTTGGTACTGCGATATTCTCTCTGATAATGTTTCTCTATTCATTTTGTCATAGAAAACATTTTCAGTACTAAAACGAATAATAAGATTTTTTTGTACTATATTCCACTCATCTAATGTCATAAGACCTTTAGATAGCATTTGTCTTTTAAGAAGCTCATAGAATACTTGTAAGAATGTTTTTCTAACACCTGAAACGAATGCATAGAATTTAATTTCTTCTCTTGAATTTGAACTATCATCGAATGTAAATTCTCCAGTCGATTCTTCATCATTAATTCTATCAGTAGGTACTTTCAGTGCAGTATATAATTTTCTTTTAAAGTAAAGAATATCTGCTAGTTCACCTAAGTTTCCAGTTTCATCGATTGTATCAACCGTTGTACCTTTTTGTCCATCACGGTTAGGGAACCAATAGTCTTCCGTCAAAGCAGCGACATGCTGCTGATTAGCAATCGTACCTGATTCTACATCATAGAATTTCTTGTACTTGAATTTATTTTGGGTCTTAATCATTACCTCTTCGGCTTTCTTGTTGTTAAGGTTGGCAACATCAACATTAAAAACTCTACGAGATACAGAACGACTAAATCTCATTGGAATTAACATATCTTCAAGCGTCTGTAGCATATTTGCTGGTTTAATAGCTTTATGTAAATGACCCAAAATAAGTTGTTCGTGGTAGATACCTGAATCTATTCTTATAACCTCTTCTTTATCGAACCACTCTGTATTAGTAGCAGAGTGAAGCATATAGTTATTCGTATTTTCATAATCTTTATCATATTCCCATCTATCTTTTGAATAGTTGAAAAATAAACCTAACGGGTTGATTATTCTAAGTTTTTTGATACCTTCAGATTCTTTGTTCTCTTCATACGAACAATGTAGATTTAACTGACCATCTACATAAAACTGCTTATAAAGACTGTGTAGATTTTTTTCGATGTTCATCATACTAGAAATTTCTTCAAATTCTTTAGTGATTGTATCTTGCACACTAATAGGTGTATCTGAATCAGTATAATCAATTTCAATAGGGTGTTTTTGGTCTGTTGGAGTAAAGATGCTTTCATTAACAATTTCTGTAATTGCTGCTTCAACTTCAGGTGAGTTGGCAATTCTTCTGTATTGGTTAATAAGCTCTGTTTGTTTCTTTAGGTACGATTGTTTCTTAGACTGATTAAGAAATCTGTTACCTTCGTTGGCATCAAAGAATCCAGTTGGCGCGAGGTCTTCGAAGCTGTCAAGATTGCTGTCAATTCTATCGATTTCTGGCGTACTTGAATATTCAGCTTTATTGTCTTCAGTTCTCTTTAAGAACGGTTTTGTTATACTTTCTAATAAAGTCATATAATCACCTTTGTTTATGATTATTTATAACTTAGTTCTTATGTATAATCCCTTCTTTAACGAGGCGGTTTATTTCTTTCATATTCTTTTTGACTCTTTCATAATATAGATTATTGTGCCACCCACCATTGTATTTACTGATAGCTCCAAAATACGGGTTTCCTCGATTCTCTCTAACTGCTCTGTCATAATTGTATTTAAGGTATGAGTGTGCTACGATAGTATTGAAATGAATATCACCTAAAAGTTTACTAACAAGCACCGTATCTAAAAGAGAGAAACCATAATACTCTTTGTATAGTTCTTTATTCTTATCTAGGACTCTATTTGCCCATTTAAGGACTTGTTTGTCTTTTTTATCATTGATGCCATCGTAGTATTTCGGGTTATTTACTATTTTAGTGAATTTATTGATTTTTCTTTTGATTTTTGTAAATTTTTGTGTTAGTCTATGAGGTACATACAGATAATAGTAATTCTCGTGCATATAAGATTCTTTCAACATCATTTCTCTTGCCGTTATTACTCTAGTTTGTAAAACACCGAGTGATGCTTCAGTCAAACCTGAATATTTGCTGTGTATTTGTTGGTCGCCTACTATATTCTTCCCGGCTGATGATTCTGTAAGTGCCATAGCACATAAAGTTTTCTCAAAAGAGTGTCCATCGATAGCCTTCATTTCTAAACCAGTATTATACACTTCATTTAGGACACTTATCTGGTATTCCGAATAACCGTATAAAAAAGTAGATAACATTATAATTAAAATCTTCTTCAAATAAATCCTTTATGTAGTATTATAACATACAAAGACTTAAAGCTAGATGAATTTAGAAGCTTTAAGTGGGTAGTACTTTCCGTGTTGGAAATAAGGCATTTCTATACCTTTACCAGAGATTTTTTCAGTAACAAGGACTTTAAAGTTAAGCTCTCGTTCTAGTTCTCCCGGGTTGTTGAACTCATTCTTTGATTTTTTCTCTAATAGCACAAGATTATCTGGTACGATACCTTGAATATACGGATTAACACAAAACCACACGAAGCCTTTTCTTTGGGTCTTGTCGCCGAATCTGTAAATAGGTACATCACCTAAATCACGACTGAATTGTTGGACTTGTTCTTTGTTCATACTCTTGAAGAACATTACATATTCTGCATCTTTAGCATCAATCAATACTTTAGGCGAAACAAATTTCTCGAATTTCTTAGGTGAGTCTGTTTGTCTTCTTAGTAGATAAGGGACTTCATTACTCCTACGAGGTTTCAGTACATTCGTTAGATACTTAGCATCTGCCGAAGTAATTTCTTCATAATTCACAAAAGTAGGTAAATCCTTATCATCTATTTGTATGTACCAGTTGAACGGCATTCTTGTGCTGATATATTCTTGATACGGTATCTTATTATTTTTCGCTGCTGTAAGAAACTCGTTATAAGCTGTTACATCATAATAATCATCAAATGTTATATAAACTTTACTCATTGGTGCCCTCACTTATTAGAAGCATTGTAGAAACCTTAACCATTAGTCCAGTGTACTCATCATAGATTAATATAGCTTCATTTTTCGAAATACCTAATGTAGATGCAATCTCGACCATCATTTCTGCTATTAACGGTTCTATTATACTATTAAGTTCATCTGCTGTCAATACATCTATTTTTGCTGCTATGATATTGTCGATGTTGTATTCTTCTTCTATGAAGCGGATAACAGTTACTTGTGCATCATTAATCATTTCTTTCTCCTTTTCTTAACGCTCATCTTCCAAGCATCACTTGATGAGATTCCCATAAAATGTTCGCCTCTAAGCTCCACCACTTTCAAGTAGCTTTCGTGTGGAATCAAAATACCTTTCTTACTTATTCTCTTATTTATATATTTTCTTAGTGCTGGAGCACCACTCTTAGCAAGTAACTTTAACATTCCCTGATAAGTAAAATCTAAAGGTTTTCCTGCTTTAATATTTCTTTTGTTTCTTCTTAGTATAATCTTCATTAAATTCTTTCTTACAGAAGGTGGTATCCAGTGCCAGTTTAATGCAAGAGTATGTCTGCTATTTCTACCTAGTATCATTGCCATAGGGGTAGCATCATACGGTGATTTCTTATCTTTTGCATTATAAGAATACATTATTATTTGTCCAGGCTGGAAATCTGAAGCCTTTAGTATTTTAGGTTTTTTTGCTAAATGTTTTACTAAATCAAAAGCTTCTTTCTCGTTACTCGTTAGTTTTTTTCTTATTTTACTCATTCGGTACTCCTAGTATTGCACTAATTTTTTCTTTGAGGACTTGTGGTGTAAACGGCTTGACAATGTAGTTATTCACGCCTGCTCGCAAAGCTTCGAGAACGCTCATTTTCCCACCCTCTGTCGTAACCATTACAATAGGTATCTCTTTATTCACTACACGAACTTTTTTAACGAATTCTAGTCCATTCATTACGGGCATATTCCAATCTGTGATAATAATATCGAAAGGTTTATCGAATGAAGCTAGTGTATAAGCTTCAAATGCTTCTTCTCCATTGATTGCTTTCGTGACATCTTTGTACTCTAACCTAGCTAGTGTATTGGCAATAATCCTCAGCATCGTTGTGCTATCATCTACAATTAGTATTTTCATATAAATATTTATAAAGGATTCAGAATGGCATTCAAGAAAAAAACTCTCAAACAAGGTTATTTTACTCCAAAATTCCCAGACAAATATATTATTACAGAAAAGAGCATCACGAAAGGGAATGGTATTAGGTATATGAGTGGATGGGAAAGAATGTTTTTTGATTTCTGTGACCTGAACCCTAATGTACTATCTTGGAATTCTGAAGGTATTCAAATTCCTTATATCTCACCATTAGATAATAGACAGCATACATATTATCCTGATGTGTATCTTGAGGTTAGAAGAGCTGATGGTTCAGTAGAGAAATCTTTAGTGGAAATTAAACCTAATGCTGAGCGTATGCCCCCTAAGGAACCTAAGAAGAAAACAGAAAAGAGTAAAGCTAGGTATATGAAACAATGTCAAACATTTTTAGTGAATCAGGCGAAATGGGAACAGGCGGAAAGGTTTTGTAATGATAATGGTATTACTTGGAAGATTATGGATGAATACTCTTTGGGTATAAAAAAACAACCAAAGAAATGAAATTCAAATTAGAAGATACATCATACGAATCAATATTAGAAGTAAGAAAAGCACTACAAGATTACAAATATACAGTAACACTTGATAACATTTATACAGTCGAAGGTGAATCAAAAGGTATTATAAGCAATCTTCAATTCGTGATAATAACAGTCTTATAAATACATTTAATAAGAGGAATCTTGTTTGAACTAACTCTTCGCGGTCTTTAGTTCAAACAAGATTCAGGCCGCGAACCACTCTTATAATTTACTTATAGGAGTTCTCTAATGAACCTTACAGAAATATTACACGAATTCAAATCACATAACCTTAACATAATCGATGAATCTAAACTTATAGAGTATATAGACTTTTGCATATCTCACAATCAAAATAACAAAATAATGTACAAAACAGCACACCATCACATTCTACCACAAGCAGTAAAACTACCATTTGGTAACTTCAGCGACCTCAAATCAAATCCTTGGAACGGCGTGCATTTACTACACAAAGACCATTATGACGCACACTTTCTACTTTGTCAATCAATAGAGCATTATAGCATAGTGAGTTCATTTTATGCTATGAATAATAAAGATTTAAAGAATAAGAGATTAGATAAAAATGATATGGTTTCTGAAGATGTTACGGAATTGTTATTAAGAGATAGAACTAAACTAGTAACAGCAGAATATCTATTAAACGGTGAATATACTTCTATAGCTAAAGAAGTGGGTAAGAAAGCATCTATAACGAAAAGAAAAGGATTTATAAAAGATGGGAACCTGACTACGATAGCTAAAGAAAGCGGAAAGAAAAGAACAGCTACAAATAATGGTAGAGCTATTACAGTTGTTATTTACAATATTAATAATGAAGTTATTGAAGAGTGTAACGGTACTTTCTTTGCTTTTTGTAAAATACATTCATTGGATTATACATCGTTAAAGAACGCGTCTAAAGATAGTAGATTATTCAAGACAAATCTAAGTAAAGCAAGAGCTATAAACCAAGGAAAAGAAAAGTTTATAGGTTGTTATACAGAAACTAAATAGTTATTTCTCCTCCTTAATAAATGTATCAGTTTCCTGAGCCATAGCAATCTCTTTGAATGTTCTAATTTGCTTCTTCTTTTTTGGTTTCTTGAATATAGCTGTATCGGGTGCTGTACCTAAGTCTGCTGATGCTGTTACTTCCTGAATACGATATGCTCTTTTCATAATCATTTCTCGTTCTTCTATATTAAAAGAACCATATAACAGTTTTTCATCATATTTATTATCCTTTATTATCTGAGCAATTAAATCTAGTCTATTATCATTTTTTAGAGGGCTCTTAAAGTATTCTTTTGCTAGTTTCTGTATATCTTTTTCTATTGTGTGCATATCAATCTCCTAAGACTCGTATATTCTATAAATGTAATACGGAATCATTCCACCATATTCAAAATCTACCATTTTAGCACAAGCTAATCTAATTGGTGCATCACCTGTAATTAAATCTTCATTATCTTCCATAATTGCATCATCTGTCATTAAGAAGAAATCTTTACCTTTCTTATCGATACCAGTCATATAAACAAAACCATTTTCTGCTACTAACATTTTGATATTAGCATCTGGTCTTTCTATAATAATTCTCTGATTAGCATAAGCACTCTCGTGATTGATATATGCTTTCTTGATGGGTTTTATGTTTGAAACAAGATATTTTCTTACTTTGTCCCAAATTACACCTTCGTTTACAAATTCGCTAAATTTTTTCATATTAATCTCCGTTTAAGTTTATTTATACTCTTCTTTTCTTATAGCATAACTGTCAATTCTTACAACTAACCAAGTTAAGGCGAGATAAGTTATTTCAAGAACAAAGGTCATTAAAAGATTTATCATCTTTAATAAAGCTAACAGTTCTATACCAAGCAACTCAGCAGTAAAATTAAGTGCTTTGTTAGTTTCTCCTACTTGTTTCTCATTCAATTCAATCTTTGCTTGTTCTTTTGTGTCTTCTAAACTAGTAATCTTATCTTGAAGTACTTCTACTTTTTTATTGATAAGTTCAACCTTACCTGCTTTAGAGCTAATGATAATAGTTTTCTTTTCTTGAACCTTAGAAATTTCATCATTCATTCTATTAATTTGAATCTGTAAGTTTCTTTTCATAGTCTTATAGTTCTTAGGTAAATCACTTATCCTAACTTTAGTATTAGTTATTTTATCTCTTATACTAGAAATACTTGAATCTAATGCACTAAGCTGTAATTGGATATTCTTCTCTACCTCAGGTATAGTGTTTTTTACTGTTAAGATTCTACTATTTGCTGTTAGAATCTGTTTATCGATAAATTTAATTCTACTATCACCCATCGAAATGGTCTTAGCATCACCAACAGTCGATACGGCTAGACTCGAATAGATTCCTACACTAGATACGAATACCATCCCCACTAATGATGCTACTAGCACCATTCTGAGCATATAGTGATTGAAGTAAAATGCTATTTTGTCTTGCCATATTTTACCTATTTTTTCTTTATCAACACCTACTGAAAGAATTTTTATGATAGCCATCTTAGCTACATATAAAGAAACAATAATAAATGTTACCTGCGAAGGGTCTAAACGATGGTATGTTTCTTTCCAACCATCGATGTCAAACGATATAGCACTAGCAGCAATCATCAACATACTAACCATAACAATAAATCTTAGTGACATAACAAAATCTAATGTACCAGATACAACCCTAGAAGTGGTTTCAATAACAGTTTTTATGGTGCTCTCAAATTTCGATACTTCTGGTTCTAAGGTATCCGCATCTTTGAAAGGCACAAAATCATCTTCGCATATAGAAAGTAGGTCATCTATTTCATCTTTTGATAATACCCTAGGTTCAGGTTTCTCTGGTTTTTTGGGCTCCATTAGGTCTATATCTAGGTCTACTGTACTAGCAATGACGGTATCTAAATCAATTATTTCATAAACCGTGTCTTCAATATTTGGGTAATCGTACGGTTTTACTTCGTTCAAAGGTATGTCATCAGCATCATCAGCTTCGTCGCTATGAAGGTCTTCTATGACTAGTGGTTCGTTGTTCACTGGAATACTTTCTCTATCAGGCTGAATGGTATTTGTACGCTCGAAATACTGAGGGAATGCCGCTTGAAGAGAAACATTATCATTATCATCTCCGTGGAATAGTTTGTAATGTTTTCCGGCAAAAGTAATACCGACTGAATTAAATGGTTGTTCTGATAAATCTACTTTCATATTATACCTCTCTAGTTTAGTTCTATTCTTATTTCGTTTTCATCGTGCTCGATAGTATATTTGTCGTAGACTCCATCAACCAACATAAAGGCACTCTCTGCATCTTTAGCTTTAAAAAATACTAAGGTTTTACCTTTCTTAGTCGGTTTCTCTAATTTGATTTTGTAACCAAATTCTCTGATAATCTGAATAGGATTAGCTTCAGCTTCAATTAAGGTTTCCATCTTAGATTTCGGTGCTTCTTCACTCTGAACCTCTTGTGGTGCTTCTGTTATTGCTATTGCTTCGTTTGTGATTTTTGATTCTAATAAATTTCTAAATGGTTTCATATATGTACTCCGTTACTGTTTAATATTTTCCTCATATCTGCTGATGATATTTTCTCGAAATTCTTGATATAAGCTTCTTTGATTTTAATTTTCTCTTCTGCTTCAGTCTGTTTTAATGCTTCACCTAAAGGTCCTGATTTTCTAATAACTGCAGACCTGATTTCAGAATCTACGGCTATTGTATCGAAAATTTCATTAATTTCTATATCGAATAGACTGTCTAGCATACTAAACATACCTACCATATATCCCTTCTCAGGTGATTCTGGATAGTGTCTTGCCATTTCTTCAGCTCTATCTATTGTGGCTTCAAGAACATTATTCGATAGAGCTTCACCTTCTACTTCTGCGAACAAGAAAATCAGTAACCACTGCGATAACGGATTTCTACCTATCATTGTTATTGCTTGTGAGATTGTAGAAATCTTTTTCGTGAATTCTTGTTGGTTATTCACAAATTTCAATATATTATATACTAGCTCTGGTCGTGTTTTAATATACTCTTCGATTTGTGTAGTACTAGCATCTTGTTTCAGTAAGACCATTAGCTGTAGAATAATAACCCGCGTGGCATCTTTGATGCTCTTACAAGTCTTAATCTCAGGTTTACCAATATAGTATCCCTGGAAATATTCAAAACCAAAATCTATATATTTTTTGTAGTCTTCTACTGTCTCAATCTTCTCTGCTAATAGCGTAATACCCATCTTTTTAAATTTAGGTATCAGTTTTACGAGATTTTCTTCGTTTACTGTCTGAATATCTATTTTCAATATGTTCACATACTTCCATAATGGATTAAATTGCTTAAGCATTTCTGAAGAAGCATCAAAATCATCAACGGCTATAATAAAACCTGCTTGTTTTAGTAAACGGACTTTCGAAACTACTTCGGGTGTAACATCTATTGTTTCAAGTAGTTCTATAACATATTTGTCATAATCGAGCATATCAAGTATATCGTGCTGTAGCATTTCTTCATCCACATTTAAGAAACCTAATCGGTCTTCTAATACATTATCTATGTTTAAATGAGTCAAAAGATTAAATAAGACTTTTGATGTTGCTGCTATATTAGACGGAAAATCATCGATGCCCCGAGGATTATCTCGATATAATAATTCATAACCTATTAATTTTCCGTGTAGGTTCTTAATAGGTTGTCGTGCTATAAAGACATCTGTAGCCATAGTGACCTCGTTTTGTGAGTATTTATCAAAAAGACAAACCGTTCGGTACAAGGTTTAAAATATCTACATCATCTACCTCTCCCGAACAATGACCAAATTCCTTGAATGAGCAATAACCACATAAAGGTGAGACTTTTTTAGGATATCTCTCCCCATTCTCACAAGATTTTGTATCGGCATATAAATCTTTAATAAGCTGTGTTAAATCTTTTCTGTGGAATGTTTCGTGTCTTTGAGTACCGTGTTCTACATAGATAAAAGCAGTCTGAACCTCGTTGATGTGTGGATATTCAGTAAATGCCCACACAGCGTATGTTTTCATTTGGTCGTTGGTGAAAAAACGAGTATCAGTACTCTTATCTTTACCTGATTTATAGTCATCGATAAAAATCTTATCTCCTTCCCACCAGTGAACATCGATAGCACCACGAATCCAAGAAGTTTTATCCCAATAGTCGCACGATACTAGTTTAGCATCTATGATTTTGAAAGCAAACTTTTGTTCGTTGATATAATTTTGTTTAATAATGTTAGCCCATATTGGACCTTCTTTGAATTTATTTACAGATACAAGAGCAAGTGCTTTCTCTTCTGGTGTAAATATTTTATTCGTTTTGAAATCGGGACGGTCATCGTTGTACTCTAAACATTCGTGAATATATGAACCTTTATATAGAGCTAGATTCGGTTCGAATGGAACCTTAACCTTGTCAATGTATTGTAGTTTAAATTTCATCGGACAAGTTCTAAAACTATCTAATCTTGAATGTGAGTATGGTGAGAATTTCATCTATATTTCCTTCAGTTCTTTTGTTGTTCTATCAAATGAGAAATGTTTATTCTCTGTGTGGATGTGGACTTCTTTTTTTTCGATTTTATAATTTACGGGTCTTAATTCTGTTTCAAATCTGAAATATGATAGAATTATTTGTAGTTCATTCTCTGACATAATCTTTCCTTTGTCTCTTTATATGTAATATTATAACATAAAGAACCTTAGAGGTTCCTTAATCTATTAGATATATTTTATAAGCAACGATATTTCTGTCATACCAATAGAAGCTATTCTTCCAATAAGCATATTTAAGAATAATTGAGTTTCTTTTGTCGATTTTTACCTCAAACGATGTTTTATAAAGTTCTTCGCTTTCTTGTTTCTCTTTCTCTATCCAATCTACTGAATATTTCCAAATAACATTCTTATTTTCATTAATATAACCTCCAAGAACACCATTCTTCATAATTGTTTGCTCGAGAACTCTATCATAACCATAACTAAATCTATACTGAATAGCACCTTTTAATATTGTTGGTCTTAATACAATACCACCATTTAGTGATTCTTCATCGTATGATAATTGGTCTACATATAGTTTTTTAACTTTGCCAAATAATATTACATCTGTATATAAAACATTATAAGGGTCCATTAAGACTGTATAATCTGCTAAATAATCGATGTACTCTGTATTATTTGTTTTAGCAACATTGTATTCACCTTTAACTTTATGTGTTGTAATTCCTGCTTTGATAGCAGTTTCGAGTTTTAAATTTGTTGATTCTACTTCTGTGTGAGGTGTTGAAGATGTTGAATACCCACCCTCTCCGAATGTTTTTAAATGTGTTACATCAAATCCTGATAAACTTAATGCTAGTAGCAATATTAGTAATGTTTTCATTGTTTCTTCTCCTATATATTTAAGGTATTTATAAGAATAGGTGTGGTTTGTCTTCTTTGATTTTGACAATTTCTTCATTTGAAATCAAAACAATATTAGCAAGACGCAAATCTTTCTCTGTTTTATGTGTCCTATATGAAATTGTAAAGTGAAAATTTTCTTCTAACATAGATACAGCACAAGCATCTTCTTTAGAATGTTTAAGATATCCAATATAACCTTCTAAATAAACCCACCCTTCTGGAGCGTTTCGCAACATCATAAGAAAGCATCCGGGTATGATTGCATTATCTCTTCGACTGTCTTCTTATCTACTACTTCGCCTCGACCATAATCAGAAGAGAATCCTGAAATTTTGAAATTTAATATCTGATATGAGTTCTCATTCCGTTTCTTTATGAGAATATCGGGAATTGTTATATTGTGAAATTCTTCTGATATGTCTAATAATTTTGCTGTCATAATATTTCCTTATAATAATAGGTGAGGTTTGTCTTCATAGATTTCATTCAGTCTTACTTTCATCGATTCTAATCTCTCTAATGCGTCCACAACGGCTTCGATTTTATTTACTTGTTGTGCCATCTTATCTGTGATTTTCTCCCAACATTCTTCTTCTGATTTATATATTGCTTGAGTAGTGTATTTTTTGTCATCAGTAACATATACAAATTTCTTGGTTATTCTTATTACCTTTTCTGGAGTTAATTCACTCCAATCTCTCTCATAATCAACCATCCACAACGGATTTGTTTCAAAATATTCTTTTATTTCGTTTCGTTTCATCTGTGCTAATGGAGTCATAATATTTCCTTATAAGAATAAATGAGGTTGATTCATCTGAATAGTTTCAACCTCATCAGTACTAAGAATTTCTATACCCATCTGTGAAATTGAATGAGGTGAATTACCGCTGTCGTGCCATCTAATCTTGCTTGTTCCTGTCCCGCCGATTATTTCATAATGCAAGTAATTAAGTCTATTTCGTACTACCCTCATAAGTAATCTATTAAACATAAAAAATGTACCTACTGGTATGACTCTAATTTCTATATTATATTTCGGTTTCATATTTTGTCTACCATTACAAATGCTACATTTTCATCAGAGAAATTTGTTAGTGCTTTCGTAAGAACTACATAACGGCTTCTTGTTACTGTCTGTTTTCCTGACATATCTATTAAATGTTTCGTACCTGCTTTACGAGATTCATCATTCGTTATTGTTTTCTCATATTGCTCTTTCTTAACGATAATACCATATTTGTATTTCTCATCGATTTTGTTCCAATCTTTACCAGTTTCTTCGAGGCATAAAGCAACTTGCTCAGGACCCGTTAGTTTTTGTAGTTTTTTGTGTGCTTTCTTCATTGCGGTTTCAAATGTCATTTCTTATCCTTCTTTTTGTTTATATGTAGTATTATAACATAAACTACCTTAATCAACTCTTAACTGCGTACCAACCATCCAATTCTCTATTAGATTGTTTTCTTGCCTTCTTGCTATCAATCTTTTTGTTTGTTTGATATGACTTTTTGAGTAGATACATTTCTAAATTATATTCTTCACATTTCTGCACGAAATCTCCGTGGCTTTCAAATATAAGAACATCATCCTTATTATATACAAATATTTTCAGTGCCATACCATTTTTGTTGCCTGGTAACGAACCTAAAGACTTGTATAAATCTTTATTATTATGATAATCTTCTGAAGGCACTCTAGTTTTCACTCCAGTGGATATAATTTCAACTGCTACTGTCCCTTTAGCTACACCCACGAAATTGCCACTATCAAAATCTTCTTTAGATATGCTTGTAGTTTCTCCGTTTATTGATACAGCTACCATACCTTTAGTATTATGTTCATACTCGCCTGTTGCAAATTCTTCTGAAGACACTCTTATATGACCTTCTTTTGTTTTGACAACTACGCTATTTCTATTGGTATTTGCCGCTTTTATTATATCTTCTTTGGAGAACTTATATTGTAGATTATTTTCATTAACATAACCCCAGCCACCTATACCACCAACCTTTAAATTATAGGTATCTTTTCGTTTAATAAATTCTTCTGTTACTATCTCATTTTCTTTAGCATAAGATTCTTCTTTGGTGTTGTATGCAAATATTTCTACTATTTCAAATTGAGATTTACTGTATTTTCTAATTGAATCTCCTAAATGAGAATCAGAGTTAGCGTGGCCTTTGAATCTATTCTTTAGCGTATCTTCTGTTACACCTATGTATATTTTACAGTTTAATTTATTCGTAATTTGGTACACTTTATGTTTCATCCCATTCTCCTAAAAGTCTATATACTACTATTTATAGAGTACGAGATACTGTTAAGAATTGGATTGTTCCATATAGTATTTTGCTAAAGTTGCTTGTGACCATAAAGATTTACTGTTTTTGATGCAATCCCTAATTCGCCACATTACTGAATTGAATGCTTCTTCATCTGAATCAACACCATACATTCTCGTATCGAAATAAGCATTACCTACTTTATTATTTTGGATATTTAAAATATAATCAATATCTTCCTGTTCTGTATAAGAAGTAATATTCATTTCATAATATTCATTTGCAATATCACCTAAATGTTTATTGAATCTCATTGTAGTGTAACCTGCAATCAATGAACACATTTTTTGAACCCTACCACCATACGAGTGCTCCCATAGAGCTTTGTTAGTGCCTTTGTGATTCTCTTTAGTCATTAATGATGGAATAATAAGCGTAATCTCATCTGATTGCTGATATACACAAACTGCTTGGTATTCTTTAGCGAGGTCAAGCGATGTCAATTCAAAAGCCTTAGATAAAATATCATCAAATGGTTTTTTGAAACCCTTAGTAAACTTAGAAAATTTATGACCATCTATACGAACGATGATATGCTTTTCTGATTCAATTCTTGTTTCATAATCAGCTTCTAAACCTTTCAGTCTTCCACCTAATGATTCTGTGTTGTTTTTGATACTTTTCTTCATCTTTCTTTCCTTCTCTCTTTATATGTAATATTATAACATAATGAACCTTAAGGTGTACTGAACCGCTAGAATGGTACTTCTGATTCTACATAAGCACCCGTATCAGCATAAAATATACCAGTACTCGAACCTATATGACCTTTACCTAAAAACTCCCAACACTCATCTATCGTATCAAAATATTTAACACCTAAATCGCTTGAATCTGCTTTATACTTTTTGTCTTTGTTCATTTCACCAAGCGTATGTTTGTATTCGTGAACCTTATAAAACTTATCTAATGATTCGTATTTAGGTGTGTAAACTTTTGGTTCTTCTAATCTTAAACCAACGAAATAATCGTACTTATGATATTCTTTGAGTACATCAAATACTTCTCTAGCATCTATCTGTGACCCTTGAAAAACTAAAGTGTTTTCGTTCTCTCTTTCTTCATATACTTTATGCATTATTCTTCCTCTTTAAAAAATTCTGCGAACATTTTCATAAACTCTTTATTTTCAGTAGGTGACTTATCATAACCAATAACTTCATTTTCCATACGATAAAGTTTTCTATCAATCTTTGTAACTTCTCTTTGTAGTTCAAATCTTGTATTGTACGGGTCGTATTTTTTATTGAAACGGCTTAATTCGCCTTGACATTTAGGAATCTTTCTCATTTGTATTATTCTATCGTTACAGACATCTAAATCTTTTTGAATCTCTCTTTGTGTTTGTACCAAATATTTGTATTCTTGAACTAAATTCATCTTGTTTCCTTTATCTCTCTTTATATGTAATATTATAACATAAAGAACCTTAAAGGCTACTGAAAATCTATTGTAGTGTCTGTTATTTGCTTTTTCGTGTTTGTTCTGTCATTTAATGCACTTTGAAATAACCCAATAACATTAACATCAACGAAATGGTCATCTGGTATATTGGTAAGGAATTCGCTAAATAGTTCATATAAATTCGTAGGGATATTTTGTTCGTGATATTCTACTCCAATATCATTGTAATAGTTTTTTATTGAGAGCATTCGTGAATTTCTGTTTAGTGGTTTTCTACTCTTTTTGTAATTCATTGGTACATCTTTCCCGAGGATTTTCATATTATTTTTCCATTTCTTAGAATTCATTCCTTCGCAATCTGCACAATCGCACGATGCAGGATAGCTACAGCTTCGATAAATCATTTCTTATCCTTTGTAACCAGTATCTTTGATTTCTTTTTGAATAGCATCAAATAATTCTGTTTCATTTCTACTAACAATAAACATCATAGAATCATCACGAAATTTAGGCCATAGATTAAAAATATACATTTCATCATTGTACCTTGGCATCATAAGTTCTTCGAATTTATCTGCGTTTACTCTGTTACTACAATACTTAACTAATATATTTAATTCTGAAAATTCCATTATCTTCTTCCTTTACTAATAGTTCTATCCATTTTATCTTCTAGCATCATTAACATATTACCAAAATAACTAATCTCATCTGGTGTTGTTGCTAAATCCAAATCTTTTTGTGTATCTTTGATTTTCTGTGTTAGTTCGTTGTAATTCATCTTGTTTCCTTTATCTCTCTTTATATGTAATATTATAACATAAAGGACCTTAAAGCTTTATTAACCTATACAGACATATTCTTTTAAATCGCCTTCCACATAAAAATGATAATCTTCATCAGCAATAATGTCCATATTACCATCAAACCGTTCTACCGAAATCCAACCATTTGGTACTTTTCTGAATCCATTACCTTCATCATCTTTTGCTGTCACTATTTCTAAATCTTGTGGTAGTTCTTGTAGTAATGCTATCGTATCTTTTACTGTCATTATATTCCTTATATTACTTATAAAAATAAATGTGGTTTGTTTTCGCAAATATCTTTGTATTGGCTGTTTGCTGTTTTAAGGGCTGTTCTCCATTTTTTCATTTGAACCTTAAATTTTTCTTTCGTTGTACCTTTGTTCTTAGAGGCTACTTTCTTATTGAGGTATGCAATCCTAAGCTTTAGACCTTCAAAATCTGCTTCTTCTTTTGTGCTGTACCCTCTAGTTTCCCATTTGGATGTGCTTGTCTTGAATGGGTATTTCCAAGCATCGACAATAAATATTTCCATTATTTTCTTCTTTTTCGTTCGATTTCAAAAACATCGTTACCTGAATCGATAAGCAATGTCGTGCTGTATCTGCATCGTTCTTGGTCATTGAATTTTAGAGCAACATCCCATTCTTTGATGTAGTTCTTATTTTCTTCGTCCCAAGTAGCTATATCAATCTGAGGTACTACATTCCAGTATCCAGAATCAGTAAACTTGATTTGAAAAGTCATCTGTAAATCGCCTTTACAATACACATAAAACTTTCTAGCTGTAGATGTATTATTGACACCAAATTCTTCTCTAATATCGCCTTCAATTTCAATCAAATCGTCGCTTGCGCCATAAATTTGTACTTTCATTATTTATCCTTTAATCTCTAATTCTAATTGTTTGATTTCTTCTTGAAGTTTTTCTACTTTGTATTCACAAGAAGCTTTTCTTGCCTTTAGTGATGCTACTGCTTTATCTGCATCAGAAACTTTGCGTGTCTTAATATACTCTATTAGTATAGGTCTTAATGGTTCAATAGTCTTATCCATCGAATCTTCATCTACTGTGATTAATACGCAATCTGCATATATTTTAAGTAATGCATCATCTTTGTGTTGAGAAAAGTGTCTTTTGAGATAACCTAGAGTACTCCAAGTTTTACCTTTTTTAGTGAAAGTAACCCACATACCACCAGTTGAAAATTTATCATCTAAATTTTTTACTTTAATAAACATTTTATATCCTTTTATATTATATGTATTATAACATATAAGACCTTAAGGCCTTATTAAGAATATATGTTTTGGTTGTATGGTTTAGGGTTGGATTTAGAGAGTTCGAGGTTCTCTTCGCTCAAGTCTATGATTACTTGGCTGTATTGTAGAAGAAGAGTGGTTAGTAGTTTTACATCATCACCCGTTGTATTTTCGAAATCGAGTTCATCGAATTCTTCTTTCATACTACCTAAGGTAGCTTTAAGGGTATCAATGAGAGCCCTATTGATAGGGACAATCATTATTCAGATTCCTTCGTTTTGAACTTACCTCTACTGTAATCCACATTAAGTGATTTACCTTTGAATTCGTTGATATTATACATCGTGTCTAGCATAATCGATTCAAGAATCGTTCTAAGGCCACGAGCTCCTGCCTTTTGTTCAAGTGCCATATCAGCAATTTGGTCGATACTTTTTTTACTGAAACCTAAATCTACATCGTCCATTGTGAATAATGTTTTGAACTGTGAAATAATGTTGTTGCTAGGCTCTGTTAAAATTCTAACCATTTCTTTCTTTGTAATCATTTCTAATTCAGTATGGATTGGGAAACGACCCATTAGCTCAGGAATCATACCATAAGCAATAAAATCTTCATTCGTTACTGATTCTTTTTGAGTTTTTTTCTTATCATCAAAATTATAACCAATAACATCATTGTCCTTTAGTCTTGCTTTAATAACATCATCCATACCATCGTATGCACCAGCACAGATAAACAGAATATTTGTAGTGTCGATTTCTACTGTCTTACCTGCATTAGGATTTGATTTGTTTCTATCGATAGGAACCTGAACCTTAGAACCTTCTACTAATTTAAGAAGCTCTTGTTGTACACTAGCACCACCGACATCACGACCACGACCACCAGTCTTAGCAATTTTATCTACCTCATCGATGAATACGATACCACGCTCACACGCTGCGATGTCTTCGCCCGAATCTTGATACAATCTATACAGAATACTAGAAACATCTTCTCCGACATAGCCAGACTGTGTTAATGATGTGCTATCTGTAATAGCCATTGGAACATTTAGTGCCTTAGCAATCGTTTGTGCAAGTAATGTTTTACCTGAACCAGTGGGCCCAATCATCAAGATATTTGATTTTTGTACATACTCGCCTGTCTTAAGCTTGAGTAATCTTTTGTAGTGGTTATATACAGCTACAGCAAGAACTTTTTTGGCTTGATTTTGACCTATAACGGCCTCATCTAATGTATTTTTTACTTCTACTGGAGAGAATACATCCCAATCGATTAAATCAGTGCTTTCTTCTGGTGTATCAGAAAAAATATCCATATCTTTTGTACCGAGAACATCTGATGCAACAGCTACACACGATTTACAAATACTGACATCATCAGCTACGATGATAACATTTTCTTTTGTTTCTTTTTGTTTACAGAAACTACACACTTTTGTTTCGTTCTCTTTGCTTTCTTTACTCATTAATCTCGTCCTTTTCTTTTCTAATTGATTCACCATTTTGTAACTTAATAATATTGGCTCTTAGTTTCATTCCACCAAAGATGTGTAGAACATAAAAGAAGCTTAATACCGGGTAACCTAATCCTGCTAACATAATAAACACTAAAGTATCTAAAGTGCAATCGAACCACAAAGGCACTGATAGTTTCCATTCATTGTCTGCTTCGTATATTGTTTCAGCTAGTACTGGTACACTACCAAAAGTACCAGCTAATGCTGTTAGCCAAAACACAAAAATAGATACAGCAACGAACCCGCTAATATCGTAAACTGTACCAACTATTAACAGGCTGATTAATATTGTATTTGTTGCAATGTATTTAATCATCCTAGTAGCATCTGAAATATTCTTCGTTCTTTCCATTGATTCTCCTTACTTCATATTATATCGTAATATAACTTAATATTTTATTAAATCTTTGATAGGTTTACAATCTACACCTACTGAATTAAGCAATTCTACGCCACTCAAATCTCTGTATGCTTCATCATAGATAACCTTAACGATTCCTGATTGTTTCATTAATTGAGCACATTCAGTACAAGGACTATATGTGACATAAACAGTACAACCTTCTGTGGCAATACCGTTTTTAGCACAAAAAGCAATTAAATTCTTCTCTGCGTGTACGACATTTGGGTTACTGATAATACCTTTACCTTGGCACGATTCGCATCTTCTTTCTTCATAAGATGATACTGTACCTGAACCATTACAGTCCAAACAATCTTTCTCACATTTGTTATCTGTACCTGATATAGTACCATTATAACCTACACTAAGAATTCTACCATCTTTTTCAAGAACAGCACCTACTTTTTTTCTAATACACGAGGACATTTCTGCCCAAACATAGGCAGTGTCCATCATAGGTTTGATAAATTTCATTATCTATATCCTTTTCTAGTTAATCTATGCCAATTCGGGCATTCCTTTCTTTTGAAGTGAATTTCCCAATATACATTTACGAAATTACCATCACATAACCCTTGAACCATATTCCAATCGAAAACTCTGTTTTTAATATAGAGGTTATAAAAACTTCTATTCTCCCAATGAACTAATTGAAACATAGTGGGTTCTAAAATATAGTTGTAATATTCGTATCTTTCTTGATTATACATTTCATATCGCTTATAAGCACAATCTCTATTTCTTGTATAAGTACACTTTCTTATTTTCATTATGCTTCTCCTTATAGCTATCGCTAGTCGTTCTTCGCTGTTAATTGGTGAATAAGAACACCAATATCAACATTTTCTTGGAACTGCTCTACTAAAAAGTTTTCTTCTTCTTCATCAAGTGGATTAGCTTTAGCCATTTTCTTCAGTTTAGCTAGTGCAGCATTTACTTGTTTGATAGCAATACCTTCTGATTTGGCTTCTTTCTTAATCTCGCCTTGAGCTTCTTTAATCTCTTTGATTTCAAGGTCATAAGCTAACATTTGTTTCGCAAAATCAATAGTGAGATTTTCAGTCGAAACTTCTCTATCTACAATATATTTTTCAACCATTTGGTCTTCTAACGATTTCTCTGGTTTTGTCTCTGGAATCGTTTCTAATGGCCCCATACCGTCATTTCCTGTTGTATCGATACTATCGAAAATATCATCTAATCCTAAATCTTCCATATTAATGTTCTCCTTGAAGTTTTTGTTTTGTATTTGTGTATAGTGCTGTATCGTTACCGAATTCCCAAAATTCATAAGCAGCGATTAAAGAATCATTATAATGAGGGTGTGTTACACTAAAGTTAAAGTTAAAGATGACTTTCTGTTTTCTATCATCAAATCCTATACTTGATACATTGTTCATATTAATATAACGATGTTCTCCTAATTCAGGTTCTAACCAATCATCTGTAAGATTCGCTACAATAATATCTTCATATACAGAACTTTCATTCTCCTGAATATTCCAATATAAGTAATCAGGCACATCTATACCTGATTTAAGTGTACGAGGGTTGTTGAAGTGAAAAATCACTTTATCATTATCTACAAAGATTGTAGAAACATTGTCTAGGTTTACGGGTCGTTGGTCTTTAATACTAAATAAATCCATCTTCTCTATCCTCTCATTCTTATAATCTTCTCTGCGATATAAGACCAAAAGTAATCACCTTCGATACCATCTTTCATAGCGAATATCACAATATCAGAATCAGTTAAAGCCGAAGCGTTATCGTGCATAATAAGTTCATTCAAAATGTTTTTTGTTCCAACAGTATTATTAAATGAAATACTTGCTGTTTTGTCAATACCAGAAATATCTTGCGTGATACCTTGGCATCTACGAATCATTTCTTTACGGTCAAAATCTTCTCGAGTTTCTTTAGTCTCTGTCTCTCTTGCAGTCATTTGTTCATCAAAGATTTGGTCGAAGACTTTAGTTAAGTCACCAAATAGACCATTAAATGCATCTGAAGCACCTGGTTTAAAGGTAGTCTTAGTTTCTTTAACTACATTTTCAGTTTCCGTCTTTACGGTTTCTGCTGTTTTTTTGATTGTTTCTAAAACATCTGTGAATACAGATACTAATTCATCGGGGATTTCTATTTCTACTTTCATTATCTTTCCTTTGTGTTGTATTATAACATTCTATTACTTAATTTTATTTAACTATTTTGATTTTACCTGAATTCGCAATTAACATACCGAATCCTACTAATGCTCCAATAAATGGCATAATAATACCAACGATGTGTACAAACGGGTTCATTTTATATTTCGGTGATGGTTTGAAAAAGTAATAAACATTTAAGAACCAACCGTATAATACGATTAAACTAAAAATAACACTCATAATCTCTCCTTCTTTAAATTTGTAGTCTTTGACTTATTATTGTTCTTCTATCATTTTCGGGAATGTTATGCATATTAATTGTATCAGGTGTATCATTTTCATCACAATATCGAGTCGCGCTAGATAGAGTGTTAAATATACGATGTCCTGGGACTTCTTTACCCATTTTGGTGTCTTCAAAACAAACAGAAAGAAATTTAATACCATCATCATAGATGTACATTTCTGAAACTGTTTTACAGTCTTCTGAAGCTATCCAGTATTTTTTGTTTTTAATACCAATCATCTTAATCCTCCCACTCATCACATTGTTGCATTACATAATCCATTTCTGCTTTTGAACGCATATAAGATGTAAGATAGCCGTCAATGTTAGATGCTCCTACTGGATTTGCTGAGTGAATATTCCAAGTAAATGTATCAGGAATAAATTCACCTGACATATCTAAGTCCATTTCAATTAGCCATTTAACAATAACCATCGAAGTGTCATCACCACCTAAATCGTGGTCCCAACTTATAAAATCAGGACAACCGAAACGAGTTAAGTACTCAATAGTTTCTTCGCTTGAACGAGTAATTTTGTCAAAAGTTCCTTTAGGATTTCTAATATCATCTACATATAACTTTCTCATCTTTCTCTCCTTTTAATCTTTATATGTAATATTATAACATAACTTAACTTAAAAACTCCTTATAAATAAGAGTATAAGAGATACTACATATACTTTCTAACTCTTAGTCGGGTTCTTAGAAAGTATATGTAGTGTGAACCCGACTAACCTCACACTCTTATAATAAAAATATAGGAGTCTTCAAATGACTACACAACAAGAAAATCAAGTAACACTATACATAGCAACTCATAACAAAACAGGTCTTAAGTATTTCGGTAAAACAACAGTTTATTTTACTGAAGAACTACTCCAAGAAAAATATCACGGAAGTGGTAAATATTGGGTTAGGCATCTTAAAAAACACGGTGATGATGTGACTATGGAAATCTATGGTATATATGCATTGGATGAAGTAAAAGAAGTTGCATTAAAGTTTTCTGAAGAAAACAATATAGTAAAATCTCATAAATGGTCAAACCTTAAGTTAGAAAATGGTTTAGATGGAGGTTCAACTATATGGTCAGAGAAGTCAAAAATCAAAAATAGTATTAGTCACCTCGGAGTCAAAAATAGTATGTACGGAAAGACTCATTCTTTAGAAACGAAGCTTCTTTTAGGTAAACAGTCCTCACTAAGAACTCAAGGTTCTGATAATCCAAATGCTAAAAAGTGGAAAGTAACTAATCCAAACGGTATAATATTTATTGTTGAAGGAGGTATTATCGATTTTTCCAAAAAACATAATTTACCTACTACTACTTTAGCAACAATGGCTAAAGAAAATAGAATAATGAAATCCGGTAAATTAGTGGGTTGGAAGTGTGAATTTCTTACTTAAAGCAGTTATTTGCACCTAAATCTAGTGCTTGAATCTTTCTATTTGCTTCATCTTGTTCAGCTTGTGTACTAGCAAAGACAAATTCCATTAATAATTCTCTATACATTCTTTCCTCCTTTTCCTTCTATTTATATGCATATAAATACATCATATATACTTTCGAAACCAATATGGAGACAATTATGATATTAGGACCTAGTGTAACGCACAAATTATCTTTAATAAGATTTACTAAACTTGAAGAAGAATGCTTAGAAATACACGGCGACCAATTTAACTATGATTCTTTCGTATTTACTAATATGAGATTACCGTCCACTATAATATGTAATATATGCAAAACATCATTCGATACATCTATGGACGCTCACATAAACAAAAAGTCTGGATGCAAAAAGTGCAAATCAACTAAACCTCAGCTAACACTCGATACGATTAAAAAGAGAGTCAAAAAATGTCACGGCGACAAATACACTATACTTAGTAGCGTGTTTACCGGCATAACAAACAAACTACTAATCAGATGCAACACTTGTAAATCAGAATATCTTCAAGTAGCCGATAGCATAACTAGAGGTATTGGTTGTGCATCTTGCAATAAGACTGGTTTTAATGACAATAAACCTGCTACGCTATACTATATAAGTGTAGCTAATACTGCATTTAAAATAGGTATAACTAATAGGACAATAAAGGAACGATTTGGTAAAGATTTTAGTAAAATACGAGTTATAGCAACAAAACATTTCGATAAAGGTGTAGATGCTCGTTTAGCAGAACGAGAAATCATACTAAAATATAGAGAATGTCGCTATTTAGGCGAAAATCTACTAATGAACGGTAATACAGAATTATTTTATATGGATGTACTACAAGGTAAGCTTTAGTAGTGCTTCCATCCCTTTATATATGTTATTATCTATTAGTGAATTTATTTGTTCTTTGGTGGCACCCATTTTCACTAAATCATTAAAATCTTTTACTTTATGTGGTACCTTTTTAGGCCACACAAAAACTTTGTGCCCCGCTTTTGCATAATTTATAAGCTCTATTCTAGCTCTATCATCTATATTATTATTATCTAAACAGAATATCGGTTCCTTCAGTTCATCAATCCTATCTTTAGATAATTGCGCACCCATCTGAGCTATAGCATTAGGTTTAAAAGTAGAAAGTGTGTCATATACAGACTCCGTAATATATACGGGCTCATCTTTTTTAATATTCGACCAATTCCAGACCTTCCAACCAATATTCTCAGGTAGAAGCACCACTCTGAAATCTTTTTTCTTGAATGCCAATGCTTGAAAGCCGTACCATAGACCGTTTTTCCATTTGAGTGGTATAACGATGTAATCAGGTAGAGAAAACTCTCTAGCATCAAACGCTAGAGTCCCTAGACTGTATAGCCAATCCTCTTTGGGTTCTATCCCTCGATTTCTCAGGTACTGAACTGCTTCAGGAAAATCTTTGAGATTCGGTAGAGGAATTTCTTGAACGAGCTTATCAGGCTTAGGTTCTGCTTCTAGCTCTGTCATTTTCTGTGTGATAATGTTATCGATTACCAGAGGGGCGCTTGTGGGTTTGGTTTCTTTCTCTATCACTAAGCGATTAAAACCTTCTGATTGATTTTCTTTTTTAAACTGAGGAAATAATGAAGGATGATAATCTCTTAAATAAGAATACATATTTCCAGTATAATCGCAGTTCCAACATTTTATAGCATCGCCATCAAATCCCGATTTCGTGAAAAGGTGTAATCGTTTCTTTGAACGAGAGTGAGCAGAGTCTCCACAGATATCGCATCTACAAGCATAATCCTGAGGTGTTTCTGTACCTAAATCAGAAGCACTATGAACTAATTTCCAATATTTAACATTAATGGGGTCAAGTCTTGCCAATAGTTCTCCTTTTTGGGGTTTATAAATACAAGTATAAATAAATTTATATAACATTATATCTAAGAGGTACTTAAAAATGATACAAAACGAAGCTTTACAAGCAGAATTTTCTAAGCTAGAAGCACTAACAACAAAGTCGTATGCAAATCATATTATGATGAACTCATTAAAAATGTTAGGTTCTAAGAAATCAGAATCTAAAGATGTGCTTGATGAAAAAGATTATAAGTTATTGAATTCATATAAGTATCCTGATAGATTAATCAAGATGTTAGAACACAACTCTGCTCGTTTTGAGGCAGAGGGTTCATTTGGTGTGTCATTTGCGAAGTTAGCACTTCAAGGACACGATATTACTTTCTAAAAGAAGTCAGCCAATGAAGTTTCTACTTCAGCTCCCGAAATATAAAAATCAGATGCATTAGCAAATAACTCCCCTAGACTATATTTTAACAGAAAATCATTAATCTTCTTAGCATTGAATTGAATCGTTTGTTCTTTGAAATCTTTAACGACTGGATTATAAATGTAATCAGGAATAGCATCGAAACTAGTTAAGATATAATTCAAATCGTAATTCTTTCTATACATAACATTCTCGCTTAAATTTACTTCCAAATCTTGAACGAATTTTAATGCACCTTTCTCACCGAATGGCACTGTTTTGTATATGTCTTTGATGTCTGACATCTGACCTTTTTTCTTTCCTGCTGTAATTTTCTTAAAGACTGTGAAATCACTCATAAGTTTTTCGCTAATACTAAGTTTTAGAAACTCTGGTACGCTTGTAGTGTAAATTTCATTCTCTTTGAGATACGAAATAAATGTTGGACTGAATGCTGTCCTACTTTTAATATTTGGAATATTATCGACTGCATCACCTAAACATCTGTGAAGTATAGCATAATCTTCAGCTTCTTCTGGTGTCATTGATACAAAATCTTTTTTAATAGGTCTGTATTGTTTAACGCCTCTGTGTTTAAGTAATTGAAAGAAATCTTTATCTTCACTTAAAATAGTCACATTGTAAATAGGGCTGTATTCTTTTGCTATAACAGCAATACCATCATCTGCTTCAGTCTTATCTAACCCAATAACTTTGAATGGGAATGCTTCTTTCATAGTATCTGTCAATTCATTAAGAACTACATAAAGAGTTTCCCAATTAATATCAGATTCAGATTTATCTCTGTTGCCTTTGTATTCCGGGTAAACATCTTTTCTCCAAGAACCAAAACCATCTAAGAATATAACTACTTCATCACTTTTAAATCGTTTCATACTGAAGCGTAGTGAATTTAGTACCATATGGAATAGCATACTCTGAAAGTCAGCTGTTACATATTTTCCATCTTTTTTTGAGGGTTTTGATAGGTGAATGGCCGTATGGACCATTCTTGAAGAAAGATGACCGAAATCTACTAGTAGTAAATTTTTCATATATTATCCTTTATATGTTTCAAATATGTAGTGCGGTTTATTATACTAAAACTATCTACATATTTTTGTTTATTTTTCAATAACCTGAAGTTATCAACTGTGCTTTTATACTGTTTTGCTATTAAATAGTTAGCAAAATCATTTTTCCTCATATAGATACCATCCACAAGAAAGAAGTATTTAGCATCAATAGTTGTATAAGTATTATCAGTTTCGTAAGTAGGTTTAGTTATCTCTACTAATTTATCTGTTTTTATATCCCAAGCAGTAACTATGTTTTGTTTTACGCTTTTAAGTTTCCCTAGTTTATATTCTTCTGAAGAAACCTTTATAGTATTGCCTTTTTCGTCTTTGACGCATACTTTATTACTGGAATTATGGCTATAATTCTGTTTATTCTTATAATATTCTTGTTTCGTTACTGATATGTTATTACCTTTTTTATCTACAACTACAACTCTACCTTTAGTATGAAATAAATGAATATCACTATCATATTGGTCTTTATTTACTGTAATATTTTCGCCTGTTCTTATAAGTTTAACATTAACCTTACCTTTAGCAACACCTACATAACTAGGATTTGCTTTAAACTCTTCTACTGTGACTCGCTTTTTATCGCCAGTTTCTAAATCTATAATAGTTGTAGTACCAAGTTTGTCTAGCGATATTTGTTGCATAGATTGTTGCTTTAGTGCACCATAAGTAGTAGAATCAATAACACCTTTCATATCGTTCTTGTGAGTCATACCCCACCAAGCATAAGTAGTAGATGGTTCATCTAAAGCTTGAGCTAATAGAGAATGAGCAATGTAGTGGTCTTCGCACAATAATATAGCACGATTCCACACATAGTCTTTAAGATTACTATAATCTGGAAATAATGCTTGTGGTAGAATGTGATGGTTCTCTGTTTGGTTCTTGATATATATAGACTTATTATTATTACAAAAGTCTATATACTCTATTAGTTTTAACTGGTTTTTAACTCTAACATTTTTGAAATATTCTAGCATAATGACCTCCAAAAGTCTATATAGTATTATTTATATAGACCGTTCAAGAAATCAAGTGCTACAACCCATTAAGGAAATCCAAATCATCATCTGATTCAGTTGCTGGAACTGGAGTCGTTTGACCCGCGTCTGCATTGAGTGTTGTTTCGACTGGTGCACTAACAACTGGTGTTTCAACTACTGGAGTTGGTGTTGTAGTTACTGGTTGAACTGCTAGTGGGTCTATTACTGTTTGTGCAACTGTCGTAGTAGGCTCTTGTGCAACTGTCGTATCGGCTACTTGTCCTAGTGTACTTGCAACAAGTTGCTTGAATACGATTGGGTCAAGAAGTTTCGGTGTGTAAGTTTCACAAACCCATTTAAGTGACTTAGCACTTTCTTCATAAGTTTTGAATGCTTCTGGTTGCTTGAATTCCATTAAATCAACAGCGTTCTCTGTGATGTCTTTGATAGCAGCGTCTGCATCAGCATAAACTGAAGTTGCAACATCGATTGTAGTGTCATCATAATTGAAGAAACCTGACGCTTTCTTAATTTTTAGTTTGATGTTATTACCAACTAATGGATTGAATAACTCTTTTGGAGTTTCACCAAGTGCTCTATCTTGCTCAGATGGATTAAGTGCTGCCATAAACTTATCGAAAAGTTTTGTACCAAATTTCCATAGTTTGATTTTACCATTGTTCTCAGGGTTAGCAGGGTCATTAACTACTAAGATATTAACATAGTAATTCATTTTACGAGAGAAGTTTTTCGCTTCAGTCTTTGCTTCATCTGTACCTAGTGCATAGATTGCTCCCCATAACTTAGAGGCAGGACACGGCTGGTCGATTGTTTCAGGTGATGTGTTTAAGTACCATCTTTTTTTCTTATTTACTGCATCCCAAGATTGAACTGCGTGTGAATAAACTTTAATGAAAGGTAAACCTTTTGGGTCTAATAGTAAGCGAATGATTGCTACACCGTTGTCATTTTCATCTCTTGAAAGTGTCCAGAATCGGTCATCTTTGTATGATTTTTTTTCAGTACCTAGTGTACCTGGTGCGAGTGTTTTTGATAGTTCTGCGAATGATTGATTGAAATCTAATGCCATTGTGTATTTCTCCTAACGAAATCTTAACGAGTATCTTAAAGATACTTTTATACGAATGCCAACTTAAAGATGGCTTTAAACGAATTTTAACGAATGTCCTAAAGACAAAATTACTCTAAATAGTACTTCCTATAAGTACTTCCACGAATAATCCAATGTCTATATACATATCTATTTATAAACTTTATTTCTGAACATATTATATCAAGTTTTTACTTAATAACGATACGCTTATCAAAGATTCTAAACTTCTCGTTCATTCTCTTTGTGTACAGTATTATAACAAAAAAGGACTTAATTTTTGTATATAAATACTATCAAAATGGAGAACTCTATGGAATTAATCACCGAAGAAGAATTAAGAAGAATCGATGAAGCAACTACAATCAATGACCTTGTTAATACAGAAATACTAATTACTAGTATGGAAAGAATTGTACAAAAAGATAGTATTGCTTATCAAGTATCAGATATTAGAAAAATGGCAGGCCCAACTGGTCGTGTTAATGGATATTTAAGAGATAAAACATCAGATAAGATGATTGTAAAAACAGCACTTGTAGAAGCTGTGTCAAGAACGATTAAATCTGAATTCACATTAGAAGTTCTTAAAGATAATGCAAGATTATATGGTGAAGATTTTCACGAAGTTCTTGCTTATTACTTCATAGATGAACTTGCTTATACAATCGATGCAGATTTTATCGATATGACTAAACTTGCTTCTAAAAAGAGTACAGCTTTATCTTTTGACTCTAGCTTTGATAATAACATTTATGATGTTGTTACACAAGTTTTCGCTAAAATAAACAAAGAAAGAGTTGCACTTGCTACACGCTCTAAACGCCCACTAAAAACTTGGGCAGTTGTTTCACCAAATATTGCTTCATTGCTTATGAATAACAGTATTCTTGCTCAAGATTTAGATAAAGGTGATTCAGGTGTTTCTCTTTTAGGTTCATTTGCTGGTATGGATATCTACTTAGATAATACGCATACGGATGTAAAAGATTATGTTCTTTTAGGTGTTAAAGGAAATGGTTTTGCTAAAGGTGCTACGACTGTAAGCCCTTATGAGAGAACTTTCTTTACATCACAAGACCAATTATCAGGTGAGAGAAATTACTTTATGCTAGATAGAATAGCTATGATTCAAAACCCATCGGATACATTAGGTGATGACCTTTCAAGTATGCTAGTGTCATTTGAGATAGATTTAAGCCAATTAGCGTTATACGCATAAGGAGATAGATATGTTAATTTTTAGTGAATTTGTACAAGAAGGTACAGAAAGCAAAGAGTGTGATTGTGGTTGTAAGGGTGATGAAAGCAAATGTAAATGTGAAGATTCTTGCTCTTGTAGAACAAAAAAATAGTAGTATATAGACATTATGAATGCTCTATATGATTTGATATACGATTGGCTAGACAAAGATGCCAACTCTATTGATTTTTGGGGTATTATAGCCGATGAATACGGCATATTTTATGAAGAAGGTAAAATAGATGATGTCGATGATTTAGTAACAAGGCTCTCTAAGAAGCAACTAAAGAAGTTTGCTAAAGATTATATTACTGACCCAGCGAGAACCAGACAAAAATTAGGTAAATATGCCGACCTATTGTAGATTAGTTAGTCAATAAGACTAACTTGTCCGAACTCCTCGTAACCCCTACATACATTAAGCGAAACATTAAATCATCTTGTTCCTTACTCTTACCCTGCATACCTTGAATATCTCTTACATCTAAGTAAACAGAACAAAAAGATGAACCTTGTAGTTTGTGTAATGTACTTGCATAATGGTACTTGATTTCAATAAATTCTTCTTTCAAAGCGAAGAACTCTTGCCATAATTCTTTCTTGAATTCACCCTTAGCCATCTTTGCATCGTTAGCTACTTTTTGAGTAATACCATAGAAGTCTTGCTCTGAAGATGGGTCTATGATGTCAATACTTTTGTTGTCTTTATCGGCACATTTCCAGTAGTTAATCGTTTGACCTTTCATCTTTTTAGAACTTTTTATTACTCCCATTAACTCAACACTTTGTCCATTACTATGAACCATTTCTTTTTGTGTACCTTTATCAATAACATTTGGTTGTTGTAGTACAATAGTGTCACCAGGTTCTAAGAATTTCTTATCAGGGAACATAGTTTTTCTGATTCCAAAATTGTAAGTATTCACCAAACTGTTTGTAAATGAACCTACAATTTTTGTAGTCAAAGTATTACTATCAGTAGCATAAATATTTAAGAATTCTCCTATCTCTTGGTACATAGGGATATCAGGATGTCTAGCAAGAATCTTACTGATTGGTGGGTATTTTTTCAGTTCGATACATCTTCTAAGGTCTGTAGCAAGTTTAATTAATGGATTATCTTTTGCTTGTCTAACGATTTCTGTTAGTTCGTATGAGTGAGATTCTGGTAGTTCGTGCATCTTACCTGACACTACGGGTAGTTGGTATTTATCCCCTACTAGCAGTACAGCTTTGACTCTTCCCGAGTCGATAGCATCTTCTACATACTCGAACAACTCTGAACCTACCATCGACTTCTCATCGATTATGAGCAAGTCACATTTCATTTTCTTGATACCAGGGTCTGTGTTCACTTTAAGGACTTGTTTACCAGTATTGTAATCATTTTCGATTTTTAGTTTAAGGAATGAGTGTATAGTACTTGCTATAATTTCATCTTCTGCTCTTTTGTCGCCTGTATTGTATTTCTTAGCAATATTCTTAGCTACTTCAAGTGAAGCGTGGGTAGGTGTCGTAATGGCAATCTTCCATCCTAAGAACTTGAAATAATTGATTATATAGAGTATAGAGAAAGTTTTACCTACTCCGGCACCACCAGATAATTCAACAATACTATCTCTAGTAATGTCCATATCTTTGGCTTCGATGAGGTCTTGAATGAGAGGCGTAACAACCTCTTCTTGGTGTGTAGTTAGTTCCATTAGTATCCTTTATGTCGTATTATAACATAAAAGTACTTAATACATTTTAGTACTTAGTATCTACTTGGTAAATCTTTTTGTGTCTTCATTGGCCCAAAATTAAAATATTTCTTACCACTGATTCTTACGGCGAAATAATAAGCATAAGCAGCAGTTCTATTCCAGATATTACTAAACCAATTCGATGCTCTTTCTGCATCTTCTAGCATAGCATCTAAAAATGATTTGTCTGCATATTTTCTGTCTTTGTTCTCACCACCTCTCCAGTAGTAAAAGTCGTGATGATTACAAGATGCCTTGAAGAAGAATTGTGGAGGCGTAAAACCCATTCCTTTACCACCACATCCGTTAGTGATTTCTGATTTTTGTTTATCTGTTAATTGACTGTATTTTAGCATATTATATACCTCCGTATTTAGAGATATTTATAGAAGGAGTGTATTATTCTTAAAAATTAGATTGAATCGTTTATGATGTTTTCGTTTACTGGCATCTCCGAAGAGAACATTATCAATTTAATGCCGAAGGAACCATCTATTTGCTCATAGATAAGACACATTTATTTGATATGTGTATCGAGTTATTCATTATCATAACTGAAAAGTTGAACTCATTTCGATGCTTATAGCATCAGGCTTTGTCTTCAACTCTGACTGTAACAGCTTCCATTTAAGTTTCCTTAATAATTAAGTTTGATGTATTCATAAACTGTAATTCTAATTTTTAACAATAATAATTTAAAGAAGTATCATTATTTATAGACCCGATAAGAGGTCTATTTAAGTATTAAACTTTGCACTTACCAAATTTACGAAGCAATTTACAAAGTAAACAGTTCTTACGCATCCAATTTAACATAGTTCTCCTTTGTATTAAAGTTTGATTGCTAGAATCTCATCGATTAATGCGTTTGAGTTTTTCCACATCTTCGGAATTACGCTTAACATCTTGTCCGAAAATCCTGAAACTTCCAGAATGTCATTAGATAATTTCATTGGTGTGTCACCGCCGTATCCTTGAAGATTCCAGAATAGTATCTTAACATTTGGGTTGATTTTTCTATATGCTGTTACTGCTTGTTTGAATGAACCTAAACTATTTGATTGCATATCTGTTAGGATAACAATTTTATCTACGAATGTTTTCGTTTTCACTAAATCTGCCATACTAGCATTAAGATTTGTACCATATCCTTGTGTGTTTGTTCTCTTAATGAAATCGAACGGAGAACCACTGATATCCACTCTACGAGCATTGTCTGCCCATAAGTAACCTAATGTTTTGGTTTTATCTAATCCCACTAACATACTTGCCATTAAAATCTTACCGATTTTGAATGGGCTCATTTCTGTAGCACTTGAACCCCATCCTGAACTACCCATTGAACCTGACTCATCTAGTAACAGTGCTACACTCTCACCTTCATCAACGATTGGGATATTCTTTGCTGAAATAATGAAACCTGCTTCGATACCATCTAATAGTTCTTTTTGTAAGATTCTATCGAATGACATTGCTTCTACTGCTTCTGCTGCTTGAATAAATCTGAATGGAAGTACCATAGATTTACGACACGCTTTCTCATTTCTGAATAACAATGAAAGTTTTGTAATCATTGCTTGTCTATCTGATTGGTCGAAACCATCAAGAGTTTCTAAGATATTTTTAAGGTTTTTAAGACCAGCCATATATCCTAGTTTTCCTTCGATTAACATACTGAAATAGTTTTGAGCTCTTGATTCACCAGTTGATTGAGCATTAACTGTTTGAGCAGTAACGATGTTCTCTAATGTTCCTTCGATTAATCTTTTGAATACATCTGTATCTTTTGCTTTACCTTTTGCTACAAGAGTTTCTGGATTTGGACGAGCAAGTTTAACGATGTCACGAAGTTTAATCTTACCTGAACCACCTGAATATTTCTTTAATTGATACTCATCAAATTTTGACTCAAATACATCTTTGATTGCTCTACGAAGAGAATTTGGAATCATTTTACCTTTATTGCGAGTATTGAATAAAGCAACCATTTCCATAGCATCATCAGGTCTTACAATAGTTTTAGTAAGAGCACTTCTTAAATAATCAGTACCTTTAACATTTTCTGCTAAGATAGCACCCATTATATGTGATACAGTTCTAAGATTACCTTCATTACGAACATAAACTGCTGCTTTTGCTGCGAACTCTGAATCGCCTTCAGCAACCATACCTATAATACGATTGATTCTATCTGATTCTGATTCGTAATATGAATTACCATTTACCATACTTGATAAGATAACTGAAGCTAACTCTTTACGAGCATCTTCATATTTGTATGCTACACCACCTGCTAAGTTTGTAGTTTCTGCTTTTTTCTCTGTTTGATTGATTGTTTCGTTGAATTTTGCCATTGTGTTCTTTCCTTTGTTTAATTCTCTTACGAGATAATGTTGAAGTGTCCTCACTTCACCTTGTGTGTTCTTTTAGTAATATTAGATGAAATCTACCAAGATGTCATTCCCGAGGGAATGTTGTGGTTTGACCCACGAGTTCAAATTAAGAGTTTGTGTGCTGCAATCAGCGCGATGTAATCTGTGGTATGTAATTCTAACATTACTAAAAGAACTTAGAAATTTTTTGATGAAATCGAATTTGATGTATATGTGTAATTCAATTAATTTGCGATGTAATCAAAATCTGTAATTCAAAAAATTTATAAGTTCTCTTTGTTCGTAGATGTATTATAACGAAAGTTTACTTAATTTTTGTGTAATTAAGTATTTTCTATCCATCTTTCTTTTCTTATATGTATTTATATAGACCAAAAGTCTATATACTACTTATGTTTACACTTATCGAAATGCCATTGTTTCATTCCATTAATCTTTCCAGACTTATTGCAGTGAGGACAAGTAACTGTCTCTCTATTCTTAGCACTATCACTCATTTGTTTCTTAGTACAATCAGAGTGTTCTTTATCTAAGAATGGTTTAGAAGATATTATAACTCCATCAGCATATAGTTTTTTCATAAGTTTGGATTGTTTCTCTTTTCTTTCCTCTGAATGTTTCTTGCCTAGACAAGGATGAATCTCTCTATTCTTAGCACTATCACTCATTTGTTTCTTAGTACAATCAGAGTGTATCTGATTGTACATAGGATTACCAACACCTGCTTTTACTTTTCTCATCTTATTTTTTGTTTCTTCTGAATGAGATAGATTAAGATTATATGTTTCATAATGTTTTGAATTATACTTTCCTGACCCATTCATTCTTCTAATTGCTTTACTCATCTTTCGTTCACCATAAGTATAAGAGATAGATTTGTAGTGTTTCCAAATAAGTATATGACATATAAAGTGCTCTCTAGCGGTAAGAAGAATGCTATTCCATTTATTAGACCTTAGGTCACCATATTCAGGAAACATAGATTCGGGTAGAATATGGTGATTCTCAAAGTATATATACTCATCTTCAGATTTTTTAAGTTTCTTACGATTCTCATTTTGGGCATTGTTTATTATGCTAAGGTATAATTTGCCATATTTGGTTTCTTGTTTAAGGTGTGATTGTATTTCTGTAAGTGTCATAGAAGACTCCTATAATAAATTATAAGAGTTGATTTCCAGGTCTGTTACTTATTATGATATAGACCTGGAAGAGTATATCATAATAAGTAACACTCTTATTATCTGTATTTATATAGTACTATTCTTTGACTCACTCAATAACTCTTCTAAATCAGATAGAGCAAATTCGTATCCCTCTAATAAACCTTGAAGATAAGCATCATTATATTCATTATTACTTTTACTTATACCTTCATTGGTTACGCTTACCATAATTCTATAAGAATCAATCAATTTTTCAAGTTTCTCGTTCATACTTTTCCTTTTACCAGATTTCCCAAAGTACTGATTTGCTAAGAGCGTGAGTCTTAACCTCAGCATCCCAATCTCTAGCATCACACCACTTTCTGATATTCTGTCTGTCCATTGAAGAAGCATACTTTTGGGCATATTTTCTTCTTTTGCCGTCATTATAAAGAGTCATTCTTTTCCAATCAGGAAGAGGTTTACCATAGAGATATGTAGTACCTTCTCCGTGGTTATTAACAGAAACCTTGTTGTTTCTTGTTTTCTCTTTAGTCCAATCTAAGCGAAGTTCACCAGTCATTCTTACTTTCTCAACGAAAAAATCTTTGTAAGTAGCACTCACTAATCTGAAAATATCTCTCTTATCAGTGGTACACCATTTTCCGTTATTGAAGAAAGCTTCAAAAGTAATAGTATTCTCAACATCGCTTAAGAATGTTTTGTAGTGGACTCTTACTTTGAAAGTCTTCACATATTCAGGATAACTCCCGTTTGTGTAACCATAAAAAGAACCACTGTAAGTGTGTTCTGTAATAGTACTATTTGTAAGAATTTCAGGTTTGTTTCTGCATCTGTGATTTCTAGGAATATCTTCTGTTTCATCGAAGTTTCTTAGTATAGCACGACCTTTGTCTCTTATTGTGTTGTTTCTTGATGTTTTTCTGCGTCTGTTTCCTTTACGGTCCCAGCCACTAACATTTTCTTTCCATAATCCGTTCATTGTGAACCTCATAAAGCATAAATTTAAACATTTCTGTTTAGAGCTTTATTTAGATAACACCTTTACCTTTAACTGTTTTCATTTTAGTTTCCTTATATAAATAAACTAATACTAGCTGTTACGATAAAACCTACAACAGCACCATTAACATCACCGATTAACCAACCGATTGCTGCACCTATCATCCAGAACACTAAAGCATTTGGGTTTATATTCATTTCTCTTCCTTTTAATATAGTATTATAACATAACAATTCTTAAAGCCTACTGAAAGGCTCCATAAGCTTCTTTAGCTTTAACTGCGTTGTTTAATTCTCTGTAATCTTCTAGTGTGTCTAATGTCTTGATGTAGTTTTGTGTATCTATCTGCACTTCTGCTTCTACACCAGCACCTGCTTTGTAAGCTTCTATTTTACCTTCTTGTACTTCTTTAGCTACTGCTAATGTTTCCATATCAGTAAGCTCTGTCTTTTGTGTTTTATCTGCTTTCTCTGCTTTCTCTAACGCTTTATCTCTAATATCATCGAGATTTACTGGTACTTCTGGTTTTGGATATACTGGTTGAATACCTATTGGTTGTGTGCCTTGTATCATAATAGTCTCCTTTAAGAATATTTATAAGAAAATATGTGGATACCCTTCTGTTATTCTATCCACTATTTCCTGTGTTTTTTCGTTCTCTTCTATGAAATGCATTGAACCATCAAGAAAAGTGAGAACGAATGCCTGTTCTGCTTCTAGCTTCGTTTCAAATAAATCCTCACGGACGACTCGTATATCAGCAAATTGTTCCTGACCAATGTACTGCTTGAATCGAATCACATTCCCTCTGATATGCTCTACCTCTATCTCTTTGGGGTATTCTACCAGCATAGTAGAATTGCTGTACCAGTAGTTTTTTCCTTTCTGAATATGTTCTATCATAAGGTCATAGCTCTATCGTTGTGTCGTGCTTTACCTCTCGGTGTGTAACGACCTCTTCTTCAACGGGTTTTGGTGGAGCCTTCGGCCTATGTAATGGAGGTAACGAAGCAGGGGCCTTCTGAGGTCTAGGTAGATTATTCTTCTTCCATTCTTCATTCGATTTATTTAGTTTATCAGAAGAAATCTTATCAATGATTTTATATAGCCGTTTTGCTGTACTAACACTGCAATAACCCTTTATAGCGTATTCCCTATACAAACTCGGGCCAGCAAAATATCTATTTGCTATCCATATTGATTTACCATTTAATGTACAAGTACAATCACTCACATCCTTGATAATATAATCGCCATCAAGAGCAGTACTAATGAATTCTTCTACGATAGGATTATATTTCTCATTTCTTGACCAAGACGCTGGCGTGAATAATCTAGCGAAAAAAGAATTCATTACGAATCTCGTTTCTCGTTACGGATGTCTCTTGCTTTTCCTTTTTCTTCTTTTCCTAATGAATCAACAAAATCAGATGCTTCATCTGCGAATTCAGCACCTTTATCTAATATAGTACTAAGACCTTCTAAGGCTCCTACTGCTAATGTTTTTGCTGTTTTCTTTACTACGGCTTGTGTGATTTTTCCAAACATATTAAGTCCTTTCGTGTTATATATAGTATTATAACATAAAAGTCCTTAAGGTTTTATTAAAAAGAGCTAATAGGGATTATTTATTGTTTTTTCTATTTCTTCAAATAAAGGTAGATTTTCTAAAAATATTCGTACAACCTCAGGGTCGAAAGATTTTCCTGATTCTGCTTTGAAATGCTCTGTTATTTTTTCATAAGACCAAGCCTTTCTATAATCTTTATCCATTCTTAGAGAATCAAAAACATCTATAATAGCTACGACTCGAGCCCATATATGAATCTCTTCACCTTTTAATCCTTTTGGGTAACCTGAACCATCCCATTTCTCGTGGTGTTGTTCGGCAATAATAACAACCATCTTATGTAAAAAAGAATCAGATTCCTTGAAGAATCTTGCTCCTTTTACTGTGTGTTGTTGTACTAATTTGTATTCTGATTCTGTTAATCTTGTAGGTTTACCTAATATCGATTGAGGTATACCAATTTTACCTATATCGTGCATAGGTGCCGTTAATCTCAAATCTCGAGCTACTTTCATTCCTAGACCCATTTCTAAAGCAAGATGATAACTCCACTCACTAATTCTTAAAGCTTTAGCACTAGAAAAATTAATGTGTGCGTTTACAATATTAGAAATAGTAGTAAACATTTCTTTGTGTGTTTCGTACATCTGTATATTATCATTCACTGCACAAGTAACATCTGTCCTAATACTAATATATTCTTTGGGGTTTAATTTTCTTATTATAGTATAGAAAAAAACTATTTCGCCTCTCTTAGAAACATTCTCTATGAGTCCCGTCCAAGTCTGGCCTCTAGCGATAGTAGTCCACAAATCTTCAAAAATTTTCGGTTCATACTCATCAGGTAAAAGAAAGCTGTGAGTCCGACCCATAACTTCTTTTTTTGTATAACCCATTTTTTCTAGTAGGTTATTGTTAATAGATGTTATATTACCTTTGAGGTCTGTGGTGCTTATATAAAATACTTCGTCCACTATTGACTGAATATCAATAGTCTTCGCTGTTACTCCGAATATACCACATAAATTAAACACATTGCTTCTCCTTAGACTGTTCTATCTCTATACATTTCAATAGTTGCTACCAATACAAAGTTCGGGTTTACTTCACCGTAAATATTACGATAATTTAATCTCATTTTAAAAATCTTTGGGACAAGCATAGCATCATTACTTTCAAGTATCATACCGTGATGATTAGTACCTAATACTAATAGATTGTTTACAAATCTATCTACTACATAATCAGTAGGAAATAGGAAATAATCTCCAACCCAAGTGTCATCAGGTGCTGAAGCAGCAGTTATATATTGAACTGTTCCCTCTACCATATTAGCATTACCTTTGCCATCACCAGTAGGTAAAGGTGTATTAGCAGGTAAAATAACTTCCCAATCTAATGTATCACCTAGAATAGCGTTTTCCCATATAATCATACCATCTTTTAAGTGAATATCATCTATGAACTGGCAATCAACTGATTTCTGTGTAGTTGGAGTAACTGTATTATTAAGTACAAGAGGTGTACCATCACCTACTACTCCGTTTACTGAATCATCTCCAGAAGAAGTGAAGTATAACATTGTACCTTCAATTCTTGGTGTACTTGATGTTTTAGCTGTACCATCTGGTTGTAAATATCTACTTTTTTTCATTATTTGTATCTCCCGTCTAAGTGTCTGTCTTTATACTGAATTCTCTCAACTGCATCACCAGTTCTCATATCAATAGTTCTATCATTGAATTTTACGAATCTACAATTTTTAACCCAATACTCGAAAGTTCTTGGATTCCAAGCTCCCCATTCATTCCATTCTAAATACTTTATATATAGGTATTTACCATCTTCAAAAGTACCAAATTCTTTACCTACACCACGATTATAGTCTGAACCAATAACTAAAGTATTACCTAAGTTATCATCATTTTCTACTGTTACTTTAACACCAGAAAGATAGTTTTTATTACCCGAAATACTTAATTTACCATCACTTTCCCACGAGTCTGAATCTTCATACCAAGTATTTATGAATCTCTGAATATCATCTATATCTTCACCTTGACTATATCCCTCTATAAAAAGTTCAACATAAGCATTTGTGCTTTCAGCTGTTATTACCACTTGGATATCACGAACTTTATTATTGAAATCCAACTCTAAAGTCTGTCTTTTAACTAGATTTTCACCTGGTAAAACAAGACCGTCTCCCGTAATAATAGTAACTTCTACATCAGAAGTACTAGGTATAACATATAAAGAAGAAACTTTACCTCTAAAATGTTTAATCATTCTGTGGTCTTCTTTGATATAGAATCTATCTCTTACAAAGTAATATATACTTTTTGAGTCGTTGAAATCTTCTGTATTATCAATTACTATTCTGTTATAGTTATTTGCCACAACAAGAGCAGCATCATTACTTGGTAAATCGAATTCATCTTCCATAATCACTAAAATACTCTGATATATAAGAGGTGTAATCTCTCCTACATTATCAGCTATTTCTTCTCTTGAGCCAACTTCATTGAAGGCTCTTCTTTCACCAGGTTCTACATCGGCACCCGTGTTACCTATATTTACTACATCTAAACTAATATTTTTAAAATAATACATTTTTTACCTCTTATGGTTGAATAATTTTTCTGAATTTTAAAGTAAGAGTTGCATTACTCAATCTTTCACCCATTATTCTTGCTTTTAACTCGAAACCAGCATTAAAATTCATATTCTCTGTTGTATTTATAGTAACTCTTGTGCCCGAATTTGTAATATCTATACCAAGAACATTATTACTTGCTCCGTCTCTTAGGAATATTACATCATTTCTAGCATTTTCGTTACTTGAAGTTTGGAGATTCCAACCAGTCAAACACATATCTTCATCTATTAGTTTTGGTATTGAAGATGTACTTATCTGTGGAGTACAATTCATATAAGTATCTCTTTTATCTGTACCATTTTTATACATAATAACATCATAAACTCTATGACTTAAATATTTACCACGAACTGAATCATAGAAATACGGTTCTACTGCTTGACCTTGAGCGAAACCTGAACCATCATCTTGCTCCCAATAGTAAGTGTTACCATCAGTCGCTAATCTATTGGTTGCTTTTCCTATTACAGAAGGGAGAACTGTTAATGCCGCAATCGCTGCATCTTGTTGGACATTCTTATCGTGTTCGATAGCTATATCAGTTTGTAATGAACTAACATCAGTAGCTCTTGTATTTGCTTCATTATTAACTGCTACCCATAGATTAGTATCTTCCGTAGCTCTTGATGATGCTTCAGCATTGATATTGCTTTGTAAAATATTATCATTTGAGTTTCTGATTGCTGCTTCATCAGAAACACTACCATTCAATACGATACCGTAATTCACGAAATCATTCTCTAAAGAATCAATATTGCTTTGTAGGTTGTTATCTTCGGTAGCTCTTGTATTTGCTTCAGCGTTGATATTTGCTTGTAATGTATTATCTGCTGTTACTCTATTAGAAACTTCAGTATTTAAACTATTTTGTATAATATTTTCTTTATTTGTTGCTCTAGTAGTTTCACTTGATAAGTTGGCTGATAATGTACTCTCTGCTGTCATAGCTCTTGATACTTCATTCGATAAATCAGAAGAAATAATCGTAACAGTTGCATTAGTCGTATTGATACCTGCTTGTAATGTGCTTTCTGCTGATTGAGCTCTTACTACTTCTGAAGCTAAGTCATTAGTTAGAGTTGCATCAGATGCTGTTCTTGCACTTGTTTCTGCTGATATGTTATTTTGTAAATTTGTATCTGCAGATTGTCTTGTGCTTTCTTCAGAATCAATGTTGCCTTGTAATATAGTATCAGCAGTAGCTCTACTTGTAATTTCAGAATCGATACTAGCTTGTAATGTATTATCAGTAGTTCCTCTAGTAGCAATTTCTTGTGCTAAATCACTTTCAATAGTATTGCTTCTAGTATTGTTACTGATAACATAAGAAGCAAAAGCATCATCATTTGTTTGGTCTACTGTATTGATTAAGTCCACAATCTCTTGGAAAGAATCTTTATCAGCACTTGAACCAGATAAGATTGAATCAATTCTAGCAGTTTCAGTATCGATATTTGTTTGTAAAGTAACATCTACGATTGCTTGTTGTGCTACTTCAGTTTCCAATGAACTAATTCTTGCTTTTTCAATATCAATATTTGCTTGTAAAATAATATCGCTATCATTTCTTGTAGTTGCTTCAGTTGTTAAGTTATTAGCTAATACACTCTCTGCTACCGTTGCTCTTGATACTTCTGTATTTAGATTGCTTTCTATATTGTTTTCTTTAGATGTTGCTCTTGATACTTCACTCGATAAGTCATTAGTTAAAATGTTATCATTAGCAAGTCTTGTAGCTGATTCACTATCTAAGTTACCTTGAACTTGTGCTATTGAAGCATCAGTACTATTACTTAAAGAATCGATATTACTCTGAAGAGTCGCTTCAGAAGAAGTTGCTCTAGTAACTTCTGCGTTTAAGTTATTATTTAGAGTATTTTCTTCAGTCGTTGCTCTTACTGTTTCTGCGTTTAAATTAGTACCCAAAGTGTTCTCTGCTGTTGTAGCTCTTTGTACTTCATTTACTAAATTATTAGATAATGTTGTATCATTAGCAAGTCTTGTAGCTGATTCACTATCTAAGTTAGATTGAATTAAATTTTCTTTGGTAGTTGCTCTAGTTGTTTCTGTGTCTAGGTTATTTTGTAATGCGTTATCATTAGCAAGTCTTGTAGTTGATTCAGTAACAATATCTGTATTAAGGTCAGATTCAGCTGATACAGCTCTGTTATATTCTGCAGTTACACTTCCTTCGATAGTTGTACTTCTTTGGTCGTTACTTGTAACATAAGCAGCGAATGCATCATCGTTACTTTGGTCCACTGTATTGATTAAGTTCACGATTTCAGTAAATGAATCTAAGTCAGCAGAAGCACCAGATAAGATTGAATCAATTCTTGCTTTCTCTATATCTAAGTTACTTTGGAGAGTCGTATCATTAGTTTCTCTAGTAACGCCTTCTGCGTCTAAATTTGCTTGAATAACATTATCATTAGCAAGTCTTGTAGCTGATTCACTATCTAAGTTAGATTGAATTAAATTTTCTTTAGATGTTGCTCTTGATACTTCACTCGATAAGTCATTAGTTAAAATGTCATCGTTAGCAAGTCTTGTAGCTGATTCACTATCTAAGTTAGATTGAATAAGTGTTTCTGCATCTGTTGCTCTTGTAACTTCTGTGTTTAAGTTGGCTGTAAGTGTACTTTCTGCAGATGTTGCTCTTGACTCCTCAGAATCGATATTGCTTTGTAAAGTTGTATCATTAGTAAGTCTTGTAGCTGATTCACTATCTAAGTTAGATTGAATTAAATTTTCTTTAGTAGAGGCTCTACTAATTTCTGTATTAAGATTGCTTTGAACTTGAGCTATGTCTGCATCAACATTTATAGTTAAAGTGTCGATATTTGTTTGAAGTGTTGCTTCGGCAGTTGTTGCTCTTGATACTTCACTTGCTAAGTTAGTAGTTAAAGTTGTTTCAGCTCCAGTTGCTCTAGTTGTTTCTGTGTTAGCATCTGTTTCAATAGTTGTACTTCTAGCGTTGTTACTTGTAACATAAGCACTGAATTGGTCATCATTTTCAGTATCTACTGAATTGATTAAATCTACAACTTCTTTGAATGAATCTAAGTCAGCTGTACTAGCAGATAAGATTGAATCAATTCTTGCTTTTTCAACATCTAAGTTATTTTGTAAAGTTGTATCATCTGATAATCTCGTAGCACTTTCTGCGTCTAAGTTAGTTTGGATACTTAATTCAGAAGCAGTTGCTCTAGTTGTTTCAGCGATTAAATCGTTAGCCAATGTAGTTTCTGCTGTCTCAGCTCTTGATACTTCACTTACTAAGTTATCTGTTAATAGTATCTCAGCATCTGTTGCTCTAGTTGTTTCTGTGTCCAAGTTAGTTTGTAATGTATTATCATTAGAAAGTCTTGTAGCAGTCTCAGCATCGATGTTTGCTTGTAATGTATTATCATTAGAAAGTCTAGTAGCAGTCTCAGCATCGATGTTTGCTTGAAGTTGAACATCAACTGCAGTTCTTCCTGCTTCAACTGTATCTATATTAGTTTGAAGTTGAATGTCTGCTGCTGCTCTAACATCTAATTCAGTAGCTATAGAGTCTTCCATAATATGGATTGAAGCATTAACATCTGTTTCTAGCACATCATAGTTAGTCTGCATAATAGTATCAGTAGCAATAGCTCTTGAAATTTCTGAATCTAAATCATCTCGAAGTATAGACTCTGCAGTAGATGCTCTTGAAGTCTCTATATCGATATTATCCTGAAGAATAGTGTCTTCTGAAATTCTTGAAGTAACCTCCGAATCGATACTAGCTTGTAATGTATTGTCATTTACTTCTCTCACACCAATTTCTGCCGATAAATCTGCTTCAACTTGCGAAATCTTGATGTCATTAGAGTTTACATAAGAATTGTGATTACCTTCAACTTCATTGATTGCTAGAACTAAACTAGTTTTATCATTTGTTGCTAATGTTAGAAGAGAACCTTCAACTGATTTAGCTCTTGATTCTTCTGTATCGATGTTTGCTTGAAGCATAGTATCATCTGCATTTCTTTGTATTGCTTCAGTATCTAAGTTAGATTGAACTGTATCGATATTACTTTGTAATACAATATCTTGTGAGTTAGCATTAGCAGAAACAGTATCTAAGTTAGATTGAACTGAATCAACATTTGCTTGAATAATAATATCATTAGCAAGTCTATCAGAACTCTCTGTAACAAGATTTGCTTCGATTCCAGCACTTCTATTATCATTGTTTAATACATATCCAGCAAGTGCTTGGTCATTAACAGTATCAACTGAATTAACTAAAGCAACCATTTCTGTGAATGAGTTAAGGTCGGCACTTGAACCACTAAGAATATCATCAATTCTACTTTTTTCAGTCGCTAATGCAGTACTGATATTAGTATCTTCTTGTGTTCTTTGTTGTGTTTCTAATGATACTGTTGCTTCAATAGCAGAACTTCTCGTATCATTTGTACTTTTATAATCTAAGATAGTAGCATTAACATCATTAACAGCACCAGTAAGTGTACTTTTTTCTAAAGTATCTAAATTTGATAAGTCACCTTCAACTGATTTAGCTCTTGCTTCTTCTGAATCGATATTAGATTGAAGAAGATTATCTGCTGCTAATCTTGTATTGTTTTCTGCAGTTATAGAACTTTCGATTCCAGTACTTCTAGTATTATTATCTTGCACATAGTTGTTGTGATTACTTTCAACTTCATTGATACTTGCAACTAAGTTTTCTTTTCTATCTGTTGTAAGGTCTAAAAGTACACCTTCAGTATTTGTAGCTCGTAGAGATTCTGTATCAAGGTTTGTTTGTAAAGTATTATCTGCAGAAATTCTATTAGATTCTTCTACATCTATATTAGCTTGTAGTGCATTATCATTAACAGTTCTTGTATTTGCTTCAGAATCTAAATTGCTTTGTAAAGTATTATCTGCAGAAATTCTTGAATTAGTTTCAGTATCTAAGTTTGCTTGAAGTTGTGAGTCTTCTGCTAATCTAGTAACACCTTCAGAAGTTAAATCTGCTTCAATTTGTGTACTTCTTGTGTTGTTAGAAAGAACATAAGAATTGAATGTATCATCATTTGTAACATCAACGGAATTGATAATATCAACAACTTCTTTGAATGTGTCTGCATCAGCAGTACTACTTAGTAGTATAGCATCAATTCTTGCTTTTTCAGTATCTAATTCTGCTTGAAGTATACCATCTTCTGTTATTCTATCAGCGATTTCGCGACTTACTGAAGTTTCAATATTTGTACTTCTTTGGTCGTTTAAAGTCTTATAAACAGAAAGCTTATCATCAAGTACTGTCTCAGCTGTGATAGCTCTTGACTCTTCAGTATCTATGTTATCTTGTAATAAAGTTTCAGCTGTGATAGCTCTTGACTCTTCTACATCTATGTTATCTTGTAAAAGTGTTTCGGCAGTAATTGCTCTTGACTCTTCTACATCTAAGTTATCTTGTAGTAAAGTTTCTGCTGCTATTGCTCTTGATTCTTCATTATCCAAGTTATCTTGCAATACAATTTCTGCAGAAGTTGCTCTTGACTCTTCGTTGTTGATATTGTCTTGAAGAACATCATCACGGTCTTTTGAATCTATTTCTAAAGCTCTTTGCTTACCTTCTAACTCATCGATAGCATCTTGTACTTTATCTCCTGTTAGTCTGTTTCCTGAGCTCTTAGCTGTATCATAAGTAACTACCATACTATCAATTCTGTTAGAAGAATCGGTAATAGTTTTAAAAGTTAGAGATTGTACATCATTTTCAGTAACAACGACATCCTCATCGCCTTCATTTCCTATTCTCCATTTTGAAGAAGCAGCAGTATCATAAATAATACTCCCGTTAGCTGAATCAGTACTTTCTACTGTGATTCCTGAACCATCAATAGTAAAACTATCTCCACCTTTATGTAGAACAATATTTTTATCTTCGATTTCCATATTAGTTGTACTAATTTGAGTGCTTTCACCTAGGACTAAAAGATTTCCAGTAACCATAACATCTTGCTTGAAAGAGGCATTTTCTAAAACTTCCAGTTCGCCTTGTACTAAAAGGTCTCCAGTAAAATCAATATTCCCAAGAACCTTAAGGCTTTCTGAAATCGTTACTAAACCCGTTTGGCTATTTACTGTAAAAACATCTGCCGAACCATCAGTATTTTGTACCACAAGATTACCACCTTTAGTAGTAATAGTACCATCTTCTGCTATTTGCGTATGGTCATTAACATCTAATGCATTTACTCTATAATCTAGTTCTTCATCTAATTTCGCTGGCGTAACCTGGTCATCACCTATTTTTTCAGTTGGTATCGATTGGTCTAATAACCATTTACTTGCGTCAATTCTAGTTGCCATTAATATTCTCCCGTATTGTATTATTTAAACTATTTATACTTGTAATGAAAAGTAATAGTTTGACCTTCAGTAGGTATTTGGTACATAATAACTGCTAAATGTTCTTTATCTAAATTATAATCTTCGCCTTCAGTTAATCTCATACCTGCATTATAAACTGCTAGTCCTTCGAATGTATCAAAATCCACATAGAAAATGTTTTTCTCACCATCACCTAGCATTAGTTGAACATAACTAGTGTACTCTGATGCTAAGACTGATAATTCCACAAATCTCTTATAAGCTACTTTTATAATAGACCCATCGTATGATTCTGTAGCAAGTTTGATTGTAGGTGGGTTAGCTGGTTTAAGATACACTTTTTCTACAACATCATCATTTGCACAAGGAGAATCTACACTAAAACCATTACATTCTATCGTGTAATCTGAATTCTCTCTTTGGAATAAACCACCATCATAAACTTGAATATTTACTACATCACCATATTTTAATGTAAATTCTGTATTTACACCATCACTAATGAAAACTTCTTGCTCAGCTCTGTATTCGGAATCTACTATTATAAAACAATATCTAATAGTAAAATACTCACCATCTAAAGGCATTGTAAGAAATATTATTGTATCGTTTTCTATAATATAATCATTACCATATTCTAATAAGAAACCTGAACCATATATTTCAACATCGAAAATTTCTTTGTGGTCTAATGCCAAAAAGTTAGTCGCACCATCACCATTCCAATTAATGCTAAGACATTTGATTAACTGCTTACTACCAGTCCCACCTGCTCCTACCCCAGCACCAGCACTTCCACCAGTCCCACCGTCATCAGTACCCAAAGACCAGTCTAAGGTTCTTCTAAGGTCTACACTAAACATCATAAAGAAATCTGATTGATTGTCTTCAGGTTCAATATCTTGTGGATTAATAGTATAAGCATATCTATTATACATAAACAGAACGGGGTCGCCGTGTGCATCTGTTTTTGTCACTAATGTCTGATTATAAGGAGCAAAAATAAGTCCTGCATCACCATCATAATCAGATTTAAAACCAACGATTACTGTGTCTTCATCAGCACCATAATCTTGATAGATTTTTACTGTTCCTATTCTACCTAAATAAATTTCATCTTTATTTGTATTATAATGTGTTAATTGTGGTATCAAAGCATCAGCGATACCAGGTGAAACGATAGCATATCCTCTATTAGGTTTATGTGTTTTATTACATATATCAGTAATACATCGTGTTATTCTAAATGCTATGTGCTGGAATTTTTCAAAAGTGTTACCTTCAATATTTCTTATAACAAGGTCATCGATAGGTCTAGCTACTGTCTTTAAGTAAGCTATAAGCTCTCTATCCATTTCAGCTCTAATCTGTGAAGCCATCATATCAGAAATCACATTTTCAAAACCTTTATTATGTATTTTCTTTATATCTTGTATAACCTCAAGTGATGTCTTTGCTTTAATCTTATTTGTTTTAGCTTCGAGTGAATGTTGGTTAAATTTTAGGTTGATATTATTGTATTTTTCAGTAGATGTATATCCTTCTAGGACTCTTCGTGTGAAAGCCTTAGATGAGTAAACTGCTTTGATTCTTTTACCATCAATATTTTCAAGAGGAATGAAATCGCTGAACTGGCTTAATAATTTTACAACTATTAATTTTTCATTCATATATAAGATAGTCCCTTCCCCATTTTTGTTTCCTCTGACTAAATCTCCTACTTCATATCCTTTCCCAGCTAGTTCTTCAACCATTAGTGTTTTAGTTTCATCATAAAGAGAATCTTCTGCACCAGTCAAATATGATTCAATACTATTCACTATTCCCGTAGGTTTTTCTAAGGGTTGGACATTACTGATATGGTAAAAAAGTGTGTTAGGGTAAGTTTCGTGCGTGATAGGTTTTAGAATTGATTCAACATCTGCTAAATTATTTTCTTGTAGTGAGTTGTATTCTATGATTGCTTTGAAGTCTTCTATTTTCATTGATAATACCTTTTAGTATTATTTATAAAAGAATTTGGTAATTTGTACCATTTTAGTGTTTAATTCTATTAAAACCTTTTATAATAAGAGTATAAAGACAAACAAAGGAGATAGAATGTTAAGATTTATAGGAAAAGTAGTTTTAAAAGTTTCAGAAGTATTGTTACCGTATGAGATAGGTGTATTTGTTCCTCTTATAGAGGAGATTATAAAAGTAGGTGAGGCATATTTTCTTTCACAAGATAAAAAGAAGGACGAGGAATAAAAATCTCGTAATCAAATATATATGCTTCATCCATTTCAAAAGTTTTAGTATTAGAAAAGAATTGGAAAATTAATTCTTTTCCTTCAAGTAGTGCTCTGACGCCTTCATCTATATAATTATAATCTGACCATTCATAATCATCATCATCATATCCGTATTCATATTCTTCATTAGAATTATATAGCTCATTATCGCAAGTAATCATAAATGGAGAAAGTTTTTGGATATGTTTTGTGTTTAAGAATAAATTGTCTGTTTTGAAATTCATGCGAGTTCCTGAGTGGTACCCCCATCTGGACTCGAACCAGAAGTATCATCCTTAGAAGGGATGTGCATTATCCAATTATGCTATGGAGGCAAATAAGTTAGAGATAAAAACGAAAAAGATGTAATTGGTCACCAGACTTCAATAGCCCGAATCGAACGGGCACTTCGTTTTCCAAATAAGCGATGTAATCTTTTTCTATAATTCTCTTAATTAATACTACTTTAATAATATCAATTAAAAGAATGGTGCCGGTTAGAAGATTTGAACTCCTGGCCTATTGTTTACAAGACAATTGCTCTACCATCTGAGCTAAACCGGCATATTGAAATGGGCTTAATGAGTAAGATATAGTTCTCTCTGCCATAATAGTGCTCAGAAGCGGGGGTTGGATTCGAACCAACGACCTCAAGGTTATGAGCCTTACGAGCTACCGGACTGCTACTACCCCGCATCTCAACACTATATATGTTATTTATAAATGGTTGCGGGAGAAGGATTTGAACCTACATCGTTTCGGCTTATGAGACCGATGAGTTACCAGTACTCTATCCCGCAATATTTTTTGAATTTCTCAGTTTTCTCGACTGGTCAGCGTTACTTAAAGATACTGACTTACCCTACGATTGTTTATGATATAATTCTAACCTTTAACAGTACAAAGCGTTAAGTTTCAGATATCCGAAGACCTTGTTCATAACGCTTTGTACTATTAAAAATACAAAAAAGTAATCTGTTATTGATTAACCACGATACCTTATTCTTAATACTTCCTTAACGAATCGGAGATAAGGGTAACAAGTTTTTTACTCAAGGTTCAATAACTGTATTATCATTGCGACTCTTCATCGACTAAATATTTCTACACTTCTCGTTTGTGCTTCAAATACATTGATTACTTTTTATGTCTTTCTTCTTTTGTAGTAACATTATAACATAGTGTTACTTAATTTTTGTTTAATAAATTGTGCTACATAAAGGTTTCGACCCTTTCAAATTCTCATAGAAATGTAACATATTGTTTACAATCAAATTTACTGGCACATTGTCAAGAGGTGTAAATAGATTATATTTTCAAGGACTGTCTAATCCTCTGCTCTATTGTATCAAATGTACGAGGAGAGTATCCACTTATAACCGTGACAAAGGCTACTAACAAAATACCTAGATACAGATATTCTTTTAGTAACTTTCTCTTTATATGTAGTATTATAACATACAAAGACTTAAAATATACTGAATTACTAAAAGAAGAGAAAAGAATTACAGTAAATCGTTCCTCTCTTCTACCATCAGTACAAGCGACTCAAATAATTCTTCAGAACTTTTTTCCATCTTTTGTAGCGTTTCTTCTATACCAGGGTTGAATTTGTCTTTCATTCGCAAATTTATTGCCTCTTGTGCCTTCTCGTGGACATTTTGGTGGAACTTATTGATACCAGAAAAATATCTTGATTTACCGTACATTGTCTTACCTTCACCCAAGAACCATTTACCAAATCGGCAATCCGTGTGTTTGGACATAGTTTTATTTTCTGCTCCAAGGATGGCATCATAAGCGTTTATTTTAAATATAAGATGCTCTATTTTTGTTAGAGAAACGATAATATCCTCAGAAATAACATTATTTCTTGCTGTATTATTGTTATTCAGATTGCTTAGAACACTGATACGGTCATTAAGGTCTTCTGATACCGATGAAGCCTCACCAATAGATTTCATCATATTTTCTGTGCTTTCGTTCATTTCCGATGTATTTTGTTTAACCACATTAATACTAGCTTCTACATTTTTTGTAGCAGTCTGTGTTCTTTCTGCTAGTTTTCTTACCTCATCAGCAACAACAGCAAATCCTCTACCGTGTTCCCCTGCTCTTGCTGCTTCAATCGCTGCATTAAGTGCTAGTAAATTCGTTTGTTCTGAAATATCTTTAATAAGCTCAATAACGCTTGATATTTCATTTACTGATTCCTCTAGCTGCTGTGCAGATTCGGCTGTTCCTGTCATACCCTCTGATAATACCTGCAATGTATCTACCATCGTGTCTTTTGACGCAGTTAAAGAAGTAAAATCGTGTACTGCCTCTGTATTAAAATCATTTATTGTAGAAAGCTTAACCGTACTTTTTGAGAGAGCTTCTTTAATATCAGAAAGGTTATTAGTAGCTCCACCTGCCATTAAAGAATTTATACTAAGATTTAGTTCATTATCTTTTTGACCTAGTGCTAAATCTTTAGCTCTTTCTCTGATTTCTTCATCTGATTTTGTTCTTTGTGTATCGGCTTCATTTAATGATGAGAATAAATTATTTATGCTTTGTTCTATTTCAGAAACCTCATCGGTACCAGTAACTACAATACTATTATTAAAATTATTAGAATCCTCTAAAATATTTTTCATACCCTCTATTCTAGTGATAAGGTTATTAGCAAATTTGAAACCTAGAAAAGACATCACTAGAGCAAATATTAGAGCTATTCCCATTTTTGTGAGCATCATCGTTAATAAATGTGATTTTTCTATGGCTGCATCTTTTTGGAGCACTTCACCTAGAGTGATTTCTAATTCTCTAAGAGCATCAATCTTTCTCGTTATCGTCCTAAACCATTCACCTGGATTTGAGTCTAATGCAGTACCAGGCCCTCTTGCTAACAACATATTTCTCGTTCTCTCTACCTTGATATACTCTGGTGATATTTTGATGGAATCGAGAAGCTTTGTAGTCTCTGGTGTAGCTAGAGAACCGAATTCTTTCAGGAATTTATTCTGCTCTGACACTAATACCACAAATTTTGAGAATGACTCTGTGCTGAATTGATTTTTTGTTAATGAACCCGTTACAACAGCTCTTTCTTTTCCTGCTAGTTCTTTTGAAGAGCTTAGATAACCTATCACGCTCATCTTTTTAATCGTTTCTGTATCTTTAGCTATGAATTTCGATAAGTTGATAGCATCCAAATAAGTCCTATTCATAGTGCTAAAATATTGGACAACATCTTTCACTTCAATACTAAGGTTGTCTATACTGTTTCTTTTGTATGATATGTTACTGTAAGACTGTAATGCTTTAGAGAATATCATCTTGCTGTCTTTATTAGGGAAATCAATATCTTTTACATCGTTGTAAGAAGAATCTACTTTGCTCCTAATGTCTCGTATCTCTGACCTAAAATTTTTACCTTTTGAGCCTACGAAACCTGCAGAAGCACCTCTTTCTTGTTGTAGAAAATGTACGAGTTTGTTGATTTTGTTGTTTTCTGTGATTGTTTTTTCTAGTGTGGATATTGCTGTATAATCTCTGTATTCAGAAAATGTAAGGTAACTAAAACCTAATATAACAATAATTACTGGTAGGACGGTGAGGGTTCTAAGTTTTGATGATATGTTTTTCATATTATGCTCTTTCTATTGATTTAACAATATTTATAGAGGCCTTATCTTCATAAGGGCTTTTTTGAAACATCAGCAATTAAATCTGAATTAAGTTGTTTCTCACTTGGTTTTAGTTTTACTTCCTACTGACTGTTAAAGTAAGAATTTTTCATAAAATAATCTATATAAGGTAATGTACACTTCCCTAAGTAAATTAATCTGCATTTTTTCAGCTTAACTAATTCAAAAATTTTACTTCTACGATGCCTCGAAAGAACATCCTAAGATGCACTTGTGAAAACATTATAGAGAGTTTACGGACTTTTACCGCAGAAGATTGAACTTAATCAAAATCGTTACCTCGTGCAGACTCTAACACACGATATGTTTTCTTATTGTTTTTAGTTGCAACATATTACAACAATAGCGTCCGACTCCACGCATCTTCGGACAAAGTTCTCTATTTTACGACTTACCTTTTGTAGAGATAAAAGAGATTAATAAATTTCCAGTCATCGAATCTGGCACCCGTTGAATATACTAAATGCTACAAACATCGAGTAAATAATCAGGTTCGCCCACGCATTATAAACTTTTATAGATGTTGCCTACTCGGTGAGGATTATCACTACCTCTAGGTTGAATATCTCCAACTAGGTTCCGTTGTTTATTTTTAGGTCAAATCGTAAAAACCTTTGTTCTTTTTGACATTACATCGTTATCTATATCGGAACTAGACCCGAATCCCTCATCATTACAATGAGTACACTAAGTATTTTGTGCTATATAGGTATTTAACATTTTCGATTAAATTAAAGGATTTGCACCTTTCTGTTCAGCCGCTTTTACCACAATTTCCCAGAAGGAATTGAACCCTCATAGCCACTTACTTGTTACTAAAAAATTTAATCTTCTATTTTTAGGTCTGGTTTCAAGATTCCTCTACACCCAATTACTACACCAATCTAAGGCGTAACCCTCAACCCTATCAAGGTCGTTTCACATTATTTCGTTAATAGACACTTGCCAGCGATGCCGATTGTGAAGTCCTAGCCGTGAGGCGAGACAACCCAAGACACTATCACTGGATGCCGTTATTAACTCAATAAAACTCTAACCATCCAGACTCCGATAGTTCCGCTACAATAACGGCCGTGGATTCGAACCTTAATAGAGTTTTATTGAATTAACATTGAATAACTATTATCTGTTCCACTTTATTCAAAAAGTTCAGCTGTGTTTCATCAGGTATTCTCAATTTTTTCAATTCGCAAAACCAACTTCTATTTCCTTGTACTTCGGAATTTCTGTTGTTGTTTGATTAAAATATAAACAGTTCTTGAACATCATTTATACTTTCGACTTCTTTGAACTCGGATACTTCCTCTCTGTTCCTAAACCAAACGAGATTCGAACTCGTAACCTTCTCCGACCGTAGTGGGAAACGCTTTAACCATTTTAGCTTTTGGTGCTTTGTCTATTAATCAATTCTTACTGTGTATTTTGAGGTAATTAATCTCTAAATACTTTATAAAGATATAATAAATTTGGTAGTTTACATCTAGTCGAAATCCTCTTTCAAGGTACGAACAAGACAAAATTTATATCTTTATAAAGTACTCTATTAACTCAATAAAACCAACTTCCCAATTTCACTTTAGGAGCCATAACTAAGATAGATGATGGTAAGTCATATCCCAAAGTTATGCTTTCTAGGCTACTTTATCGACAGCTATTTGAATCACCACGATTCCCTAGTACTGTTTGGTTTTATTGAATTAACTCTCTTTATATGTAATATTATAACATAACCTTACTTAAAGTAAGATTAAATTCGATAAGAAACGCTCACATCTTGAACTTAATCAGATTCACTCATTTTGAGTAAATGACTCGGACTTACTTTCTTCTCTTATAGTACAATTATAACATAAAGTTACTTAAAAGTAACTGAAGTTTTTGATAAATCATAGAACTTATAAAGAGAAAGTCTATATCCTCTTTATATGTAATATTATAACATAAGTAACCTTAGAGGCTACTTAACTTAGTAGCTTGTGGTACTATATATTATAGTGCTCTTTAATTTCTTCAATGCTTTTTATATGCCTATCACCACGGTACTTTATATTACCAGTTTGCTGGATTCCCTCGTTAATGAGTTCTAAACCTTCATCTAAATCGATGAATGAAACTATGTTATCATAATCACTAAGAGGAACTAAAGATTTTTTTATTTTGTGTATTAGCCCTTTGGTCCTTGTAGCGTCATAAACTCTAGGTAAAACTATTACTGAATTATCATAACACAAAACTAACTCGCTTACCTTTAGTTTATACTTACTGTATTGTGTGCTATCACTATATACAGCCTCAGAAGAAGCATATACAAACTTTGCATCTATGTCCACACTTAAATACAGCATAGTTTTTGATAGCTCTAAGATGTCATTGTATAAATCCTCTGAATCTTCAGGTTCTGTTGGGGAGGCTAAATGTAGTATTATATCTATGTCTTTTCTGTGCCTATATAAAGAATAAGGTTTTTTAATCTTTTCAAACTCATATTTATTGCTATATTTAGTAATAAAATTCTTACCAAGAAAACCAGTCCAACCAGTTATAAGAATCTTCATCTATCTTTACCTAATTGTATATACCATATACCAATAGTAGCAAATTTTTCAATATTACGGAGAATAAAAACAAAATCACTCATATCTCGGGGAGCTATGAAAGCAATCTCCATCATCTCCATTATTTGTTTGTCATCATCTAATAGGTGGCCTATACCTAATTTCTCATAACCATATTTACCAGCATTACAGATAATAATCTTTCCTTGTTTGGCACCAAAATGTTTACAAGAAAATTTTAGTTGCTCTAATCTGTGTATGATAAAACCTGCAACACCATAGATATATACAGTATTCCCTTCAGAGGCTAGGCCTCCTGCTACATTCAGTAAATTGCTTTCACCTAAACCACAGTTTATTACTTTAGCTTTACTAGGAAAATTTTGTTCATTCCACATATCTGCGTGTAAAAGGTAATCAGTTTCTTTTAACTGTTTACTTAATTGTAATCTCATTGATATCCTTTAATTCTTTGTAGTGCCATTTGACTGAATCTTCTTCCATTTCTTTGACGCCTTGACCTTTGGTAGTTTTGAATAATAATGCTGTTGGTGTGTATCGTTCTAGTATTTCTTGGATAAGATATTCGCTCATTTCATCATCTATAATCAGCACATCCCAACCATTACTAGATAGAATATCAGCTATAGTGTTAATATTTTGGCTCAATATGGAATTTGTATTACCAGTTAATTGCATATCATTACAATCAACACACAATAACACATCTTTCTGGTGGTGCCCTATGAATTGAACGGCTTCCAATGTAGGTCCCATCTGAAAGGCACCATCACTAAGATTCACAAAAGTTTTCTTGTCATTAAACATCAGTCCACCAGCTACACCTAAAGCATTACCCAATGTTTCTTCACTAAAATTAACAAAATCTATCTCTTCGTGCTTAACACCATAGGATAAAGGTTGCTGTACTAATCCCATTTCTTCCCAAATAACATAATATGCTTGAGAACCAAAAGGTTTACCAATGCTGATATTCGTATTCTTGTAGTCTAATTCAGGTAAAATATTTTTGAGGTATGAATATTGTGATAAGGCACTAGGGATATGTCTTAGATTATTTTGGATGCTGTACTCTAACAATTTCTTAATCATCTATTTCCTTTACGAGTATTATATCATAAAAGTACTTAATAGGTGCTGTTGTACATTATGTCCTATTCCAATATACTTTGTCTAACTGGCAGGTAACGCTCCTGCTATCCCTTAGGCCCAAGCTAAGTGGGATGACTTTTTCCCTACAGCTAGACAAAATATACTATTTCTAAATGGTGCTGATAGTAGGGTTCGAACCTACAGTCTCTTGATTACAAAACAAGGGCCTTATCCAGTTTAGCTATATCAGCATTTATATTTTGGTGGAGATAGAGGGAATCGAACCCTCGTTACTACATTGCAAGTGTAGTGTAATCCCGTTATACTATATCCCCAATGGCGCCCACGGTTGGTTACGCTCCAACTCCTCTAGTTTTTCAGACTAGCGATTCTACTAAGTTATCTTCGTAGGCATTTATATTTTGGTACTCATACTAGGATTCGAACCTAGATTATCCGATTATCGGTCGAATGTTCTACCATTGAACTATACGAGCATATTGGTTCGGATATGGAGAATCGAACTCCAACTGCTACTTCCCAAAAGTAGTGTGATACCATTTCACTATATCCAATTATGGTGGAGACACGGAGAGTCGAACTCCGAACTCAACATTGCAAGTGTTGTGTAATCCCATTTTACTATGTCCCCAATTTGGTTGTTCTTAGAAGATTTGAACTTCTGACCTATCCCTTATCAAGGGAGTGCTCTACCACTGAGCTAAAGAACATTATTTGGTACTCGATAGGGGAGTTGAACCCCTCTCTCTGACTTGAAAAGACAGCGACCTTACCGATAGTCGAATCGAGCATATATTTTAACAATTTGAAGATAATTTTATGAAAGATAGAAATCTGAAGTTTCAAGTCTTTCAAGAAATTACTTCTCAAAAGACCTGTTTGAAGAGGTTCTTTAAGAAATAGTTTCCGTTTCGGGAATAAAGGCAATTTCTGCCGGTGTAAAGGCAATAATAGATTCAATAGTAATAGTTGTTTCAATAGTTTCGATTGTAATTGTTCTCATATTATTTCCTTTTTTGTTTTTTAATTTTATTTAATTATTTTATAGTCTTATATGACATTTATGGTGGACCCACTAGGTATCGAACCTAGTTCTCTGTGTTAAAAGCACAGTACTTCACCATTAAAGTTTTAGGTCCTTAATGGTGTATCTGGAAGGAATCGAACCTTCGACCGGTAGGTTAAAAGCCCACTACTCTGACCGCTGAGTTACAGATACATCTAAAAATAAGTTATTCGTTTATTTAAAGATGCATTCTAGGTTTATAACTATCTACCTAAACAACATCTATGATTTTTGCTATCTTCATAGTGTTTCCTTTTATTTTATTTGAGTTAGAATACTCTGCTCCGGGAGTCAGAATCGAACTGACCTTTGTATGATTAACAGTCACGCGCATCGCCTTGATGCTGTCCCGGAGCACAATATTCTAAAATTATATGGATGAGATACCAGGGCTCGAACCTGGGATAATCGAGTCAAAGTCGATTGTAATGCCACTTTACTATATCTCAACATTTTTATGGTGTAGACTGGTGGACTCGAACCACTCCCCTAAAGACAAGATTTACAGTCTTGCTGCCGTATCCGAACGACTTTCAATCTACATTTTTACCAAATTGTCATTATCATTGGTAATACTTTTATTGCTAAACCTAACACTATTAATTCTACAATCAATCTCATTAAATTCCTTTATTCTGGCGGTCTATATCGGTTCTGACCCGATTACCTTTCCCGTGACAAGGGAATGCTCTTCCAATTGAGCTAATAGACCTTTTGGTGATTCCTAGGGGAATTGAACCCCTCTCTGCGAATTGAAAGTACGCTGACCTTACCGATAGTCGAAGGAACCACTATTGTATTTGCTTTTACTATGCAAGAGATACAGTCCGGCATAAACTCTGTGAAGAGAAAGTTGAAAAGATAAATTTGATTTTTTTGAAGAAGTTTCGATGAAAGTTCCTTCAAAAAGGAACCTCATCTAAGAAGGTCCCTATTGGGTAATTTGTTCCTGCGCCGGATTATAATTAAAATCATAATCGATTTCAGCATTAAAGGCTGGAGTAATAGTTTGTTTATAATCAGTTGTAAAAGTAATTTCTTTTGTAATGATAGTTTTCATACTATTCTCCTTGTTTATATTTGTTGTATTTATAAGACTCAAAAAGTCTATATACTCTCTTATTGTTTGTAGATGTATTATAACATAGTGTTACTTAATTTCTACTTAACTTAGAAAAGAATTTAAACCTTTTAAAGTCTATATACTCTCTTTCGTTTTGTAGATGTATTATAACATAGTGTTACTTAATTTCTACTTAACCTTGTGATTTCTTTTCAGAAAAACATTTAAAGACTCCGATGAGTTCTTAAATAGTCTTCCTCTTTATACGGTGTATTATAACATACAGTTACTTAAAATAAGATTGAAAATATATCGAATTTATCTGTCTATCAACTCAAACCATTATTTATTATATTAATAGCTTGAGTATTCTTTGGGTATTTACCCCAATTTATGAACTCATCCAGTTCCTGTTTGACTATTGCATTCTCTTCTACACTTAGATAAATATTGACTTCTTGTTTTTCTTCATCATCAGAACCAAAAATCCGAAACAAGACTTTAAATCTATTGGGTATGCTCATTTTTAGTAATACAGAAAAATAGTCATAATGGTATATAGGGAAATTACTATCTATACCATCCCCTAAATATGCATTTGCGAAATTATGCTCAAATGCATCAAGAATCGATACTCTTTTGGTTAGTACTTCTATAGCAAGTTCTTCGCAGAAATGTTGAAGACTTCTACCTACTATTTTATTTGTACTACTAATACCTTTTTTAGCTATATTTATGCTTTCTTCCAACCATAATCTAGCAAAATCTTGATTCTTTGTGTAAATAAAAAAAGTGTCATAATGTTCTTTGTAGCTTGTTTCTAAAATACTCTCAAACCAGTACCCCATCATTTTCGACTGCTCATTAAGTAAGCCTGCTTTAAAAACATAAGTTTCGCCATTTTTTATCTGTGGTAAAGCGCTTGATACATAAACATCGGGGTCTAAAAATACATACCCATCTAAATCTGGATATTCATTAACTACAAAATTAAATACTTCAGGCATTAACAAGAAAAAACACTCTTTTTTATAGTAAAATTTGTCATTCGTAAGCTCTATATTAAGTAGAGTTACATTATCGTATTTTTCAATAAACTTAGACAGCTCTTTAGGTATTATAGAATTATTGTGATTGACCAAAAACATTTTATAATCGATATTAAAATTTTTATGGATTGACTCAACTAATATAACTAACTGTGGTACTAGTCCAGGCATATTCTCAAATGGGGTTATTATAGTGATATTATACTCCTTTAGAATATAACTTACCTTAAAGCAACCTTAAAGATTGTACTTTTGTCGTAAGATGTCACAAAGAGAATGAAATCAGATTCGAAAACCTTTGTCTTCCCCTTTATATGTAGTATTATAACATACAAGGACTTAAAAACACCTTAGTTTACAATAAATCGGCGTATTTACCTAATTTCAGTCTAGTGCTTCTATAATCTGCGAAAAGTTTCTTGATAGCCTTATTCGAAGCTATATCCTCAGCCTTTTTACCTTTATGATTTTCTATTTCTAAATCGGGGTTATGCTTAAGGTATCTCTCAATGAATCCATCACGACCTAATTCTGATGCCATCATCAAAGCCGTATATCCCTTATCATTTATGTGGTTAATATCTGCTCCAGCTTTGATTAAGGTTTCTATCACTGCTCTTGACCCTCTCATTCCTGCTCTCATTAATGGTGTTGTCCCTTGGTTGTTCTCTACATCTGGATTTATGCCACCTTTCAGTAACATTTTTACTAGAGTAAGATTATTTGTACTAGCACTTTCGTGTAATAGAGTGTCACCATCTTCATCAGCGTAGTCACCTTTTACCTTGATGTTGCTCATCAGTAATTTTAATATTTTATCACCACAACCCATATTAATGGCTGTGAAAATAACCTCATCTCCACCAGCATCTTTGTCATCAGCTCTAAGGCCTGTAGCAAGAATCTTTTTTGTTAGGCTTATATCCTCTGATACAACAGCATCAACTAGTTTTTCTACATCGTATTCCATTAGTCATCTCCTAGTAAAGCAGCATATTTTCCGATTTTTTTGTTCTTCTCGTGTTCTATAATTAAAGGGCTGTATTGTGAGTATTTTGCTTTGACCATATCCCTTACTGAACCATCACGATATGCCGATAAATCAAGATTCGGGTTGTACCTTAATAACAGCTTAAATATTGTGCTAGATACCTTATTGAATAGTGCCATATGCACAGGCGTTACACCTTGTGCAGTCTGAAAATCTATATCTGCTCCAGCTTCTAATAAGGTTAGAATCGTTAGATAATCTCCTGAGTAAATTCCCCAAGCGAGAATCGATTGCCCCATTTCATCAACGATACTAGTATCAGCACCTTTACTCAATAAATGTTTAACAGCCCTAGCATCTCCATCACGAGAAACCTTTTTGAGGGCAGTATCACCATCATTATTTACAAAATTTACATCGCCAGCTTGTTCTATATATGCATCTAAATCATCGTTACTCATTATATATCTCCTAGTAAATCGGCATACTTGCCTAGTTTTTTATAGTTTTTGTTTGTTAAATCATCTAATTCTTTAAGAGCTCTTTTCTTTTTGAATGATACAGCATACTCTCTCGGTGTAGTGTCGTACTCATTTCTGATAGTAACATCTGCTCCAGCTCTTAGAAGCATTTTGACGGCAGGACCACGATTCTGAGCAACAGCATTAAATAAAGCTGTTCTCTTTTCGTAACCTCGTATATCTATATCTGCACCAGCTTTAAGAAGCATCTTGATGACCGTAGTATTACCATTATGTGAAGCAAATATCAAAGCGTTATCGTTTTCATCATCAAGCTCATTCACATCTATACCAATCTCGATAAGATATTTTATTA